ATGATAGCTTTGTTTACATCTAATAAATCTATATACGATAAGTTGACCGCATTAAAACATGACCCTAACGGTGAAGTGGCTCGTATTATTGAGTTTATGCTAGGGCAACCTAAGATATTACAAACAGATTTAAACTATGGTAAGCGTGTGTTTGAAGCATTTAAAGCTAACTATGGTCATGCAGGTTCTAAATTTATACAAGCTATATATGATTTAGAGAATAAAGGTGAAATCATTAGGCATTTTAATGAAGACCAAAAATTAGGCCCGCGATATCAAAAATGGGTAGATAGATTTGTTAAAGACTATGGCTCTGATCCTGGAGATAGATATTACCATAACTTAATTGCATTACCTTTGGGTGCTGGAGAAGTAGCCCTTGAATATGGTATATTAGATAACTGTAATGTAGAAAGAATATACGAGCGATTAGTAACCGAGATGCTTAATATTAAGAACAATGTTATTCAGTTTAATACTATCGACTATGAGAATATTCTTACAGAGTTTTTAATTAAGAACCATTCTGGCACTTTAGTTATGAGAGATGGCAAGGTTGCAGATGAACCAAGAACTCCATTAGTTATTAGAGCAGAAGATGATACAGGTACTATTTATATACCACGAAGCATATTTAACAATTATTTGATTACTGAATTAGATATTAATAAAGCTGACTTTAAAAAACGTATTGTTAATTCAGATATTAAATTCTGGGAAGAAAAGAAACGCATGCTTACAGGTTGGAAAGATGCAAGTAGTTCAGAGTATAACTTGATGTGTTATGCATTCCAAAAGAAAGATATACTAAATAAAGTAAAAGGAGATATATCTGGATCAGCTTAGTGAACCTACATGGCTGTTCCCTTTTGAGTATATGGACATAGGAGATAGCTTTTTTATACCTACTTTAAATACTGCTGAAATTCTTTATGCCGCTGAATGTGGTGCTAAAAGGGCAAAGGTACAAGTAAAAGTTTTTATAACTAGTAAAGATAATCACCTAGGGGTTAGAGTCTGGCGCGTTGCGTAAGTCCATAGCTGCCTCGTCTTCTGCAATCATCTCTAACAATCCATTAAGTTCTGCTTTTCCTAAATCATCTATTGATTTAATAGTATCGTATACACCTTTTTTAATGTGATTTTTTTCTAATCTATTTCTATATAAAAGAGTAGATTTTTCTTTTGAATTTAATAATGTATTATTCCTTACTTGATTAGCGCCTGTTTCTACTGGCTTTAATGCTTTATTATTAAAATAATTTAATACTTTTAATTTTACCTCTAGATTAGGATTAATGATATTTGCATATTTATATGCTTGTTGTGGATTACGTAGTTTCATATCCTCATATATTTTAGATTTTTCAGTTAAATTATTTTTTAATGTATCAAACCTTCTAGCATCAAGATTAGAAGTAGTATTTAAAAAGCTATCAAATATAAAGGCATCTTTTTCAAGGTCAAAATACTTATCTCCTTTTAGTACTGAAATACCTCCATATAAACTTTCTACTATTTTAGAGATACCGTCAGCATAGTTATTAGCATAAAAATACATTGCGTCTGGGGACATTACTACTTTTCCATCAGACACTTCAAATGCCCATTCAGATGCATCTTTAAAGTATCTAGGAATAGAATCATTACCTGAATAAGCTGAAGAGTATTTGTTATAACTGCTTCTATAGATTTGTTGATCTAATGAGTTTCTATTCATAGCAAATTGATTTAATGGTTTAGCTATGCTTGGAGTTATCATATCAACAAGAAATGCAGTGGTGTTATCTGTAGGGTCAATGCCTGTTGTAGGAATAGGTAGGTATGAATCCATTGCAATATGCATAGTATTAACTGCAAAATCTTTTAATTCTACCCCTTCGCCTGAAGTATACGCCGCTATTTGAGCACCAAAAGCCATAAATGCATTAGGACCAAATCCCCAAGGTATGTTACCCATTACATCTTTATGAGTTTTTTCATCATACCCTAAATAAATTCTAGCGTTTCTAGTCCATCTACGAGAATCATCCGTGGCTATTTTATTTCTTCCTTCTTGATCTTTGTCATCATCGTCTAATCCTGCCATCAAATGCATTAATTGCCATAAACTATACCCTATTCCAATCATTGCCGCAGCAACTGTACGACTCCAAAATTTTTGTTCCGTAAATCGTTTTTTAAATTTAGCCATTTTAACTGGGTCTTTTTGAATATTTTCGGGCAGCGTATTAGCTACTGCTTCATACTTTCTCCAAGCAGGACTTAAAGCTTTTAATGCTTGTCTAGCACCAACAGCACCTGCTCCAAAGAACATAAAGTAAGTACCTAATTGTTTAGTATATAAACCACGTTCTTCAAAGTTTGCTAAATTTTTTGTATATGCAACTGCTTTAAAAATAGCCGCTTGTTCTACTTGGCTAGGCAATGCATTTAATTCTTTAGACATTTGATCTTGGAAATGACGTTTCATAACTCTGTATACTGCTACACGAGCGCCAAACTCAAACATAGAATTATACATGTCAAAATATTTAAGTATGTCATCTTTAGAACGTAGCGTTAAACTTTTATCTAATTCTTTAGATAGCATTTCCATAGCACTAGCTGCGCTTAACCCTTGTACTACCGAAACATTACCACCTTTTTTACCATATTCTGATAATGATTTATAAAATCCATCTTTTTCTGCTAGTTTTTCAATATCATCAAGTCTGTTGTTATGGAATAAGAATGAGAATCTAGCTGCCTTAGCTATACCTCCCTTAGCTATTATCTCTGTTACAACTGCTGAAATAATTCTAGCTCCAACTAATGGGTTCTCTTTCATGGATACAATACCAACGTTTGTTAAAATGTCACGTACAAAATTGTATGGAGCAAAACCTGGGTTTAATCTGGTATGTCCTTGACCCATGGCACTTGTACCTTTATTTAAAAACTGAACTGCAGAATTTATTATGCTTTCATTATTAATAGAATAAGTTCTACGAATAGCTTCTAATTGTTTTAAATCAGTAATTTTTACTAAATCCATAGAACCATCTTTGTTATATGCATATAATATGTCAGGTCTTTTTAATATTGCTTCATCTACTTTTCCTGTATATCTTTCTTGGAAGGTATAAGTAGGCTTATTTAGTTCAGTTTTTTTACGAGCATTGCCCTTGCCATCTATTAAAACACCTTTTAAATAACCTTGGTTTACTGCGTTTATAATCGATCTCATTAAACCGTCAGCACCAGCTCTTGCCGCAGATTGTGCAGCTTCTACCAACACTTGGTTTACTGGGTTTTCTACATCAGCACTGCTACCTTCAAATCTAGAACCCGGATAATCTTTACCTGTACGTCCTAATGCAGTCCCTTCTATATTTAATTTAAATGCTGCTCTATCTCCAGGCCTAACTTTAAATGGAGAGTAATTTTTCCATCCATAGAATTCAACAATAGCATCAGTAGCATTACTCCAGTACCCTGCCATTCTATTTAATTCTGTAGTTGCGTCTTGTAATTGTTTTTTAGCAGCAAAAAATTGTTGTACTAAAGTTCTCATTTCTGATGATTCAGCCATATATTTATTTTTACATACTTGCTCATCATTAAAACTTAAGTCTTCAATAACGTTATAATCAGCTTCTGTTATGTTTGTTTTTTTATATCCCGCTGGGCTATAACCTGTTGCAGTAATAGCGCCTTTTGTGTTAACTAATCTAATTAAATCATTTTTTAAAGACTCAGCTATATATTTTCTTTGCTCTTCAGATAATTTAGCTATAACATCAGATGAAATAGTGTCAAAAAATCTTTCTCTTATATTTGCAGGGGTGTCTTCAACAGTGCCAAATAAAGTACTTTTAAATTTTATTTTATTTAATTTTTCTAGTGGTACGTTTAGTAACCATTTTGTTTTACGTCTTTCAGGCGCATGAAATGCAATTGCATAATATTTAAGTATTGTAGCTGCTTTAGAATTAGATACTCCTTTAGCGTTTGCAATATTAGATAAAGTTATAATATAAGTTTTTCTTGGGTTTTCTATTTTTTGTTTCAAATACCACTGTGCTTTACCAAAAGCTGTAGATATATAATCATAGAAATTGTTGAATGAATCTTCGGCATAGCTAATAGCCCCTGATCTGTCCATGTTTTCTTGGAGTCTTTCTAATACAAACCTCTCATTAGAAAAAGTAGTAGCTACTTCATCTATAAAATTTTGACCACTAGAAAAAGTTTCAGTCATTTTTTGTACTGTAGACTTAACTCCGCGCTCTAACATTGTGCTCTTATCATTGTCTACTAAATCATCAAAAGACCTTTCAGCTTTACTAGCTTCTTCAGCATCTTCAGATAAATCTATTTTTCTAGCAAACGATACGTCGCCAGATCTAAATAATGGATTAGGTGCCACATAGTCTTCACCTGTAAGAATACTTTCAATATCGTTTAACACTGCTTCTAATATAAATGCTTGTACCGGTTTATCTTTTGTAGTAGGCAATCTATGCTCAAGTCTAAAGCCTAACATACCCGCAATATCTCTAGCTAACTGTCGTAGAAAAGGTAATACACGACCAGGCATAGGTTCTAATTTACCCAATGCAATTGAAAACTGCATTCCTTCTACGGCTTCAGCTAGGAACTCTTTAAACTCCATAGTCTTGATTTCTTCTGCAAAATCTTTTAATGATGCATCAAATTTATTTTTTTCAACTAATGAAGCTGCATTTTGTCTTGCATAGTTATAAGATTCTAATAAAGCTCCTAGATATACTTTTTGAGACGGGGATAGCAAATTGCTATTAGGACTTTTTTGATACTCTTCTACAATATGGTCTAATAAATAGTGTAGTGTTTCATGCACTAATACCCTGCCGTACTCTACTTCTGAAGTATCATTAATAGTAATAGTATTTGTTTCTGGATTATACATACCAGGACGATCATTAGGTACTGGACCAAATACTACTTTAGGTAAATCATATCCTTTATTTTGAAGCTTGCTTAATACTTCGCTAAACAACAAGGCTGTGCGTTGGTAGCTACGAGCTTTTTCTTTATTCTTACTATCATATAAATCATCTAATGTTTCAATTATGTTTTTGCCCTGAGTAATACTCTTAGACACAATCATATTTAGTTTACCAACAACAGTAATCTTAGGTTGTTTTTTAGCTTTCTCTTTAGCTTCTTCTTCCGTTTTTTTCTTATCTTGAACAATAATAGATTTAGCTAATTCTTCAGTCTCATCATCAAGAACCTCTAATACTTCTTCAGGATTTCCTTCTTGTATAGCCTTTTCTTTTTTCTTATTCTTTTTATTTTGTTTAGTTAATATTTCAGTTGCTCTAGTTTCTTCAGTAGATATATTTGTGTATCTTCCCGGTGCACCTAATACTGTAGTAGTTTTTTGAGCCGTATCTAACTCTGTTTTAGCAAGTTTTAATTCAACCCTATCTTTATTAATCTGTGTTTGAACGCCTTTAATTTGCACTGCTTTATCTTTAATTTTTTTAGCAGCTTTAATAGACTTGATTTCATTCTCGCCGTCTTTAATAGCTTGTTCTAGGTTAGCAACTTTATCAGATAGTGCAGATGTATCTGTCTCAACAACTTGTCTACTTAAAGAAGTTTTTTGTGCTTTTGCACGAGCTATCGCGTAATCTGCTTTATACTTATCTACTTTAGCTTGACTACCTTTTTTCTTTTTTACTAGCTCTATTTCGTCTTGTAGTTTTCTATATAATGCAGCTTCATTAGATTCCGTTTCATCAACAGAAGCAACACCAGATTTTAAAGATTTAACTTGTGTAGTTATATAGCTAGAGTATGCTTTATTAAATAATTTTCTTTCTTGTTTAGATAGAGTTTCTGTAAATTCTTCGCGAGTAGTTGCTTGTTTAATTCTTCTAGGTTTTAATTTCTTCGTACCTAAAAATTTATTAAACTCTTTATAATAGTTACTAAAACGTTGTGCTTGAGTAGAACCTTTTATAAACTCTAATGGCTTATTAATAGAGAATTTTTTAGTACTAAGTTTATTATTAATTTCTTCTTCAGTAGCTCCTTTATCCCGCATCTCTTTTTTTAGTTCTTCCATCTTTTCATTAGCTAATTCTTTTAATTTTGCGTCAAAATCTTCAGTACTTACAGTATCAAACTCATCCATCGCTTGATCAAATGCGGCATGTTTAACCGCTAATCTTCTAGCTTCTTGTCGTTTAGATTCAGTACTAGCATTAGGATCAGATTCTTCTGCTTGTACTATTGGGGATTTAGATGCTAATTTAGAACCTATTTTAACGTAATCAGGTAAGTCTTCAAATCCACCTTGATTAGCTTCATCTATTCTAGCTTGACTTGCGGCTTCTTCATCAGCTTCTTCTTGTTCTAAATCGGCTTTATCAGCTTCTGTAAGTTCCGCTTCTGATTTTAATACTTCGGTAGATTTAGGCGTCTTAGCTGATATAACTACTGGGGCATCTTTCTGAGTAGTAGTTTGTTTTCTTCTAAACCCCGAAGTTATAGTACCGTCAGGTTTAGTTTCTTCAAACTTTTCCCAACCAATTTCTTCATCTGGTATATCTTCTTCTGTTTCTTCTGCAGCTACTTCGGGTTCTTTTGTCACTGCAGGTTTTTTAGTTTTAGTTACTAGGGGTTTTTGTTCTGTAACTGGTATCTTTGGCACAAGAGCAATAGTGCCGTCAGCTTGTGTAATAACAGAATATAAGTTTTCAAGTTTATTATCTCTACGAAATTTGTGTGCTTGACCTGTTGACGGAAAAGGTTTACCTACGTCGTTTGTAGTAATTGTTTCTAATGCAACGTCGCTTCTTCCCTCTCCAGTCTTATCTGTGAGTTCATCAGTTGCAGCCCCATCCACTCCACCTCCGACAGGTTTTTTAGTTCCTCCGGTAGTTCCATCATCTGATCCTCCAGATACTTCATCGCTAGTTCCAGCTGTTGTCTGTTGAGTTCCACTTGGTTTCCCTTTCTTACCTAAAAGTTCTTCTAATGATTTTTTTGTTTCTGCATCTTCTATAGAATCTATTAAATCTTTTCTTGTTTTGGCATTTTTCTTTGTGTCTGTTTTTGGTACTTCTATATCTATACCTGGTGGCTCTGCGTCTACGTCTGTTGGGGGCGGTGGCATATTATCTAATGCTTTATTTACTTTATACTGATTATATGTACCAAACCCAAACCCTGCTCCCGCACCACCAATTATACCCGCAGCCATTTGTTCTGCAACACCTTCATCGTAAGGTCTACCTAAAGCTATATTTTGTGATATTTGTTCTTGTGTTGATTGTGGAAGTTCTTCAAACACTGATTCACTAAGTGCTGATTTTAATCCAGCTACTAATTTACTTTGTGCTTTTTGATTTGCTGCAGGTGTAGAACCCATATTACCACGTACTAATATAACATCCATATCATCAACACCTAAGTATTTAGCAGCCCTATTACCAAGCCTACCTAGTTTATTAGTCATATAACCACTAAATGCAGTTATAAGTTGTTGAGGGGTTGTAACTTCTTTATTTTCAGTTTGTTGACGGACGGATTCTAAACCAGAACCAGCAGCTAACGTACCTTCACCCGATGCAGCTGCAGTAATAGGAGTTATGTCCTTACCAAATTTAGCTCCAGTTGCACTTATACCCCTACCAATTAATGCTCCTCCGTAAGTAGAAGGTAATGACTGGGCAACTATTTGTCCAATTTGTTGTGGGTTTTGTCCAGCATATATAAGTTGCCCAGTAGCGTCACGTAATAAGTTACCTGTTGAGGGAATTTCTGCGGCACCTTGCGATACCATTTGTTGTCCTTCTGATTTTAAGGACTCTAGATATTGTTGTAAATCTGAAGCTGAGCCACCAAAAACAGATTTTTCTGCACTCTCTATTGCTTTAGGAATTTTACCTTTAGATAATGGGACAAACCCTGTAAGACCTTTAACACCTTCATATAGACCTACTACACCCTGTGCGCCAGCTAATGGTAAATCTCTTCCTATTATCTCAGCATAACTTGATTCGGGAACGTCTATACCTAACTGCTTATAGAAAGAAATCTTGGGCATTTCGGTAGCATAGTGATCTTTATATAATTGGTCGGCTATTTCCTTATCGGTCATTGTCCTGTACCGGCCAGGATATTCAGCGCGTAAATCGTCTATTAATGCCATAATAGGCTCAGTCTATTCCTTATTGTCTAGTTTTATTTAAAAGAGCAATTGGATCCCTAGTAGGTAAATCCATATTAGCTAGTGGGTAACTTATTTTTAATTCTTGTACATACTGATTATATGTGTTTACATCTTTTAATACAGATTGTTTTTCATTTTCAGGAAGTTTATCAAAAGCTGCTTTATTGTTATAAACATCAAGAGCATTTTTTATTGAGTAATTATTTTTAAGGTATGTATCTCTCTTAGTAAGAAAATCTGATTTTTGTTTCATAAGAGCTTGTGTTTCTTTAGTGCCAGCAAGAACTTTATATTTCTCAATGTCAAGCTTACCTTCAATAATTTTTGTTCTAACAAGATCATTAGAAGCTTTGTTATATTCTTCACTTTTAAAGCCGTGTTGCATAGCAGCAAGTTTAACCGCTCTTTCCGCATCCGCAATTTTAGAATCCACATTAAAGCGTTTTTCATCAAGCTCTGCCAATTGTTTTTGTGTGTCACCATAAGATTTAACACCAGCTTCAGCACCCGCGCCAATATTAGCTAATGCATACGGAGAAGTACCTTGCATAGTTTTAAACCCAGCCGACATTAATGCTAATCCTAAGTTGCTATCGTCCATAGATTTAGCGCGTTTATCCATAGATTCTAATCTAGTTTGGCTACGTTTAACAAATGGGTCATCACCATACATTTGTTTATATCTATCTCTTTCTGTTTCAGCCGCATCTTCAGGTCTTTTTTCAAAGTAATAAGGATCGCCTGTTACATCTACAGTATCAGCTACAGGTGTTTCATTTGGTGGTTTTTGACCTGTTGCACCTCTTTTAACTTCATCAACTGGGTTTTGCGGTGAAGGATTATTTCCTTCTATTTTATTTTTCATGCTTGCTAATGTTAATGATGGAGGTATTGGTTTACCAGATGCATCACCTTTTAAACCTGTTTGTGTCATTCTTTCAGTAGGATCTTCTTTACTACGTGTAAATCTATATTTTTGTAGTTGTAATTCTTGAACAGCATCCTCTAACTGTCTTTTTGCTTCTGGATTATTAGCATTTTGTTTTAATCCACTATAGTAGTTAATAGCCTCATCATACGGAGTTTCAAACTTATTAAACATAAATGACTTACCGATATCCTTATTCCCTGCAATACCTTGATAATATTGTTGTGGAGTTTTAGATGGTATAACATAGCTACCCTCAGGGCCAGCAAACGATACAATACCACCCGAAGCAAAGTTTTGATCTTGATACATAGTTTCAGGTACAGGAAGACTTGCAACACCTTGAGCTTGGGGTTGTGGTGCAGCCTTTTGTTCTAAGTCATCTGCTACACTTGATTGAGGTGCTTGTTGTGATTGATATTTTTCACGCATATCTTTACGACGTTGTAATTCACTTAATGCTAGATAACTAGGTACATGACCTGTAGGATTTTGAACATAACCAATTAGTGCATTATCTGGTACACTTCTTAGTTCATCTTGTAATTTAATAATATTCATAGTTATCCTTAACTTTTACCTAGTACGTTAGCCAAACCAAGACCTGCTAAACCTAAACCACCAATTTGAGATATCGTTGAAGGCTGCGGTGTATATTGTACTTGAGTAGAACCCAATGCCGCTGCATTACCACGAAGAATATTACTAAGATATTCAAGTTGTTGTTTTTGATAATTGTTTCGTTCTTGAAATGTTTGATATTGAAGATCATTAATTTGTTGTTGTAATGCTTGTTTTTCGTTTTCAGTTGAAGCTTGAGCTTTAAGTCTTTCAAGGTTAGCTGTTTGTGTAGCTGCAGCAACAGCGGCTTGTTTACCTGATGCATCAATACCCGTAGTAAGCCCTGCAAGCCCAATATCTTTACCAAGACCCGCGCCAAATTGTTGACCTTGTTGATTAAGTTGTTCAGCTTGTAGTCGACGCGCTTGATCAGCTTGAAATTGTGCCTGAGCATTTGTGTAAGCCTCTTGTTGACCTTTAGCTCTAATATCCCCAATATTTTGATTAGCGCCTCTTTCTTGCTCAGCTTGTAGTAAAGCTTGTCTTGCACCACCAAAAGTACCACGACCAATTGATCCTAAAGCACCTGCAGATTTAGCTAAGTCTCTTTGTTTTTCAGCTTCACGAACTGCAATATCTGTTACATTAGAAGCATAAGGGGACATATAATATGAAGCTTCAGGAGCCCCAAATGTACCACCATAAGTTGTTGTAGGTCTATATCCTAATGCACTTGATAACCCTGCGCCTGCAGCACCAAAACCTAAAGTTTGTCCAGTATCTAATCCTGTAGCAGCCGTACCAAAACCACCTGGCATCCTCAAGCCACCTACTTCTCTTTGAATAGATTCTTGTCCTGGAGTAAACCCTGCAATCCTATCGCCCGTATAAGTAGGCATTGCGTTAACGCCGGTTACAGCGCCAGATGAGTCTGTTGTATAAACATTTTTACCTGTTTGTTTTAAAAGCTCTTCATAGTATGGCTTAGCATACTCGGGCAAGTTTGTAGAATAGGATGTAGAATTACTAGGCGCACTACTGCCACCTGATGAACCCCCACCAGCGTAGAATGTGAATGCCTCTACTAGGTTAGTTACCCAGTTAAACAAGTTAAATAATTTCATAAGTCTTTCTCCACAACGTATCTTACAGTATTAAAATTTGATTTGATTTTATATAGCCTAGCCTGCGCCTCTTGAGCCCACGCACTTGCTTTTGTAGCGCCTTGCATTTTAGCCCACGATTCTACTTGGCTAAACGTTTCATCATTAACAATTCCATTACCACCTAATGCTGTAATGTGCATCACTCGGTTATTAGGGTAGTTTATAAACTCTACTGTCATAGCTCCGTTAAGTACACCTTTTTCATTAATAGATACTAACAACGTTTGTTCCCCTCGTACTAATAACATTTTTAACTGCTCTAACGTATAATCTCCACCACTTACATTAATAGATGCATTTAAATATTCTTTTACATCTTCCCAAACACTATATATGTTATTGGAAACTACTATCTGTACAGTGTTCATGCAGGCATGTATTTATTAGGGTTAATTTGTTTACCTTGTTTTTTATTTCCAGTTCTAGCTTTACGTACTTTATCTAACATTGAGTAAAGTCTTTGTGAACCTGCTTTAGATGAACCATTACCAATATGACTTACAACATCTGCTGGCACTACAAATTCACCGTCTGCTAAACGAGCGGGTTGTTTACCTTCTATTGTAGCAGGTATTGAGTCAGACATACCATCACCTTGACCATCTAAATAACCACCACGAGCCATACTACGAGGTGCATTCATACCAGCAAAATAAGTAGGGCCCATAGCCATAGAAGGATTATAACTCGGTGCCATAGGTTGACTAGGTGCTAATGAACCTAAGCCTTGTAAGCTTGGCTGACCTTGTTGCATCGGATCAGTACCTCTAATTTGTTTAACAATAGATGCTTCAATAGCATTAGTAGGTTGATAGTTAGGATCAGCTTTTAAATTAGCAGTAACTTTAGCAATTAGGCTATCATTAGTTTGTTCAGGTGCTTGACCTTGTGCCATTGGTGCATTCTCTTGCATAGTTCCCATAACGCTTTGTATCATTGCTGAATTATTAGCTCCTACATTTCGGTCCATTGACATATCTGGAGATAAACTTGGTAATCCTAACGCATCTTTTTTATTAGAGTCACCACCATCTGCAAAGCTTACTGGACCACCCATAGCATACCCATAAGTTTTAGCGGTGTCCATTTCTTGTGCGCTTGCTAAATTATTTAATCTACCAAGTCCATATCCATTAGTAGGTGGAGGTGATATTTCTGGGTTATCTGTTGAACCATATAAATCTCTTATACCGCCCGCTGCAATTGCACCGCCGTCTGCGTAGAGTCTTAATCCTGTATCATTATTTAAATTTAACGACGCATACGGATTATAAGCTTGTTTCTTTTTTGCTTCGTCCATGTTAATAGGGTCACCATATAAATCTGAAGGTTCTAAACCACCTAACGCAGCACCACCTATAGGCAAAGCTGTTTTAGCTAAGGCCCCCATAGCTGTTTTAGCTCCTACACCTTTTGTATATGCATCAATAGCAGCTTGATTACCTGAAAATACATTACCTGCGCCTGTACTTATTTGAGATATGTTATCTAAAGCGGGATTAATAATATTACCTGCTCCTGAACTACCGCTATTAAAAAACCCTGATTGATTAAGTAAATTAGATGAATTTAAAGCTTGAGCCTCTGCTGGAGTTGTAACTCCAAAACCTAGCCCGCCAAATCCTGCGGGTTGCTGTTGAAGTACGTTTGTCCCAATAGCGTCTGCAGCACCTTGCCCCCCAATATTTGCTGCTGTACCTTCTAATGCTGTACTTGCTGTTGCTCCTGGCAACGCTGCGGCACGTAAACCTTCACCTATATTAAAACCACTATAACCTCCAAGACCGCCGGTTATAGCACCCATTAGTTTGTCTTTATTAGTCAGTGCTCCTGTTGCAGCACCGGCAGCGATCCCCGCAAATAAACCAGCAGAAGCTGGCATAGCGGCACCAACAAACATAGGAAGCAATGACTTAAAGAATCCGCCTAAGCTAAATGCTTCAGGAAGACCTGTATGTGGGTTTATAGTTAATGAACCGCCTTGAGACATAGCTAGACTTTGTAATCCTGCTACTTCGGTGGGGTTCATATGAACTAAAACTGAGTCGCCGTTACGACCTAATGATGCTAATCCTTGAGATGTTTGGTATGCCATAATTGAGTCCTTAAATATACGCTAATAATATCATGTTTCTAAGCCCTTATGCTACTGTAATTGTAGGCGCTATGCCCACTAAGTTAACGTTTCTTACAGGTGGAGCAATAATATCTAGTGATGGAGCTTTACCTACTATACTTAATGATCCTGTTGCTACTTGTATTGTGTTAGATAATACAATCTTTAAAAACCCACCATCGTTCCACACAGTTCCTGGTCTTAAACCTACTGGACTTGTGGGCAGTGCTAATAACGTTAACTGATCTATCACAATAGGCGTTGTAGATCCTGCTTGTTTTAAATACACATTAAGTGCGCGTATTAACTGATTAAAATACTCAGGGGTATAATCACTTGGTGCTAGTGGCAGTACCGGTGGGGCAAATAATAGTAACGCCATTTTTAGCTTCTTAGTCCATCAGGCCTTGCATCTACACGAGGCATACCAAGTTGCCATTGGGTACCTACACCGTTAGAACTAATTTTAAAACTCATTTGACGACCACGAGCTCTGATAAATACTTGATTTGTATACTGATCTATAGTGGCTGTTGATGTAATAACGTCTTCTGCTGTAGATTCTCCCTCGGCATTTGTAGTCGTTGATGCAGCGCCTGGAAAGTTTCTAACCCCTACAGTCATAGTGACTTGAGGCACAATCGTAGCACTTGTTACAGGATTAACAGTTTCTGAATTATTAAAGTTTACATCAGGAATAATACGACGCATAAGCATATATTTATCCCCGTCTTCAATGTCTATATCTGCTGATTGTATGTAGGCTGAAATAGCTAATGGCGGAGCGCCTGCAGGTTGTCCATCATTAACACCGTATTCATGTAAATAAACATACCCGTCTTTAGCTGCTACTGGATAATCAATCACACCTGTATCAATCCACGCAGTTCTTTCTAAGTCACCAAAATACCAAATGTTTTCAGCATAGTTATAAATAACGTAACGATCTATTTCAGTAGCGTTTTCAGTACAATAGAACCAGATGACTTCATTAAACTCAGCATTTTGTCCTGCAAAGAATAGTCCTTGTTGTTGTCTGTTAATATCAGTAAACACATACTGACGTAGTGTACAAGGTAAGGTATCTACACGACCTGAGTAGGTATAGAATTTATCGTTACCCATCCAGTAAACCACGTTATTAGCACCAACTACCGTGTTAGCACCAAAAATAGTAGTGGCTGAAGAAACTTCTTGTAAACCAAATACTTCTGATGTACCTAAGAATTGTAGTGATGATAGTGATACGTCTGTCCATACAAGGATTTCTTGTTTAGTTCTTAGTGCAGATACAATCCTAGAACCAATAGAAAGTCTTAAATACCCTGCAGTATTAGTTAAAGTAGGCTGCCAGTTAAGTGGGTCAGGTCCAATATCAGCACTTACATTTGCCCATCTAATAAGTAATGGATCGAAGGTTCCTAGGTAGTTAGGACCAGGTTGAGAAGCATCGTAGTTAGTACAACTAAAAGCTAATAAGTGACCACTTGGTGAAAATAAAATTTTACCAACTTGTTGAGGTACGGCAACAGCTCCTGAGAGTGAAGATAATAAAACAGCACGAGTATTAAATGCACTTGTATATGCCCAGTAATAAATATCGCTACCTAGGATATTAAAGATTAAGTCATTATTAAATTTGTCTTGGAATATTAACCTGGCAGGGAAAAACACAGCGGTAGTAGAACTAGAACCCCATGTACTTCGACTCCATGTAGATGTACCCCAACCATAACCTGCAGTAGACGTAGAATAGCCTATGTTAATTTGGAACGCCATAGTAATAGCGGTGCCACCTTGGCTTGATGTGGTACTTGTAGCCGCAGTTGTAACCGTAAATGTAAATGTACTTGAGGTTAGAAAAGTTATTTGTTGTTCGGCATTAATTTGTGCGTTGGGGACTCCACCAGGATTACCTGTTACCCCACTTATTGTTACAAAGTCACCTGTAATGCCCCCATATCCAGCAAGAGTTACTGTAATAACTTTAGATCCGCTAGTTGTACTTATGCAATTATTGGTAGCAGGGGAAGTAAATGTGGCTCGTATAGGGGTAATATCATATAGATTAGTACCAGCACCCACATACATTTTAGTATCTGTGCCAACACCTAATAAGATATTGCTATCTGTTGTGCTCCATGAAAAAAGACTTCGAGCAGCGCCGTTGTAAGCCACAAAATTTCTAGGCTCCCACCCACCCATTTTTTCTGGAAAACCTGAACGGAATCGTACCCATTGAGTTTCATACCAGCCGCCTTCTGAAGCGTAATTAGTTTGATCTCGGTTAACACCTGGTTTAAATATGAGCTTACTTAACGGCATTATTTACCTTCAAAAAGTGCTTTTTCGTCTAATCTACGAGTTTGTAGACCTCTGAGTATTTTACCACCTGCGCGACAATATTTCACTAATGATTCCATAGCTTGCGTCTTATTTCCGCGAAGCAGCGCTTGACGGAGTGTTGATCTTTGAAATGTACCCAGACCAAGATTAAAGGCAAAAGATACCAAGCAATCAAATTCACATTGTCTAAGAGGCACGTTAGGTAACATCTTAGATATTCCACGTTCAAATCTATTGAGATCCCGTATAAGGAGCGCATCTATTTCTTCCGTTGTAAAAGTTCTGTTATAAGAATCAGGCAAAGATTTACCATCGCCGATAAGGTGACCCACACCAACAGTCCACAAGTTTGCAGGGCAACGATAGGGACGACTACGCACACCCTCGTGATGTTTGATAAGAGCGATAGCAGCTTTTGATACATTCACTTATTTTTTTTCCCAAGTCCTAGCACCAAAGTAGAAGCCAATAATAGAACCTACAATAGCCATTTCATCAGATGAAAATATAACATCCATAGACTCGCGGCTAAACCCTGCAGTTTTAACTGCCCAAATAAAACCACCAATATCTACAAATAAAAGTAGTGCTACAAAAGTGAAAGCAACAATAGGGCGGACACTTGCATTAAGAGTTCTAACCCAGGGTGCTGCATCGTGTACCAATTTAGCATCGTGTTCATAAAGCGCTTGTCTTTCTTGTGCGAATGTTTCTGCATAAGTACCCTCCAATTCAATAGCTGCTATTTTTTCTTGAGATTGAAAACCTTTTTGAGCCATAAGCATAGCTTGTTCGTTTTGCATCTTAGCCATTTCACGTTCATGCGCTTGGTCTCCCTTTTGTTGAAAGAATCCTAATATGCTAGGTAGTCCTGCAGTTGCAAAACCTAATATGGATGAGAGAATACTAAACATTATTTAAATCCTTTTGATTTTTCATGTTCTTCTAAAATACGAATACGTACGTTAAGTTCACCCATCTGAGCTCTTAGTTCTTCTTTCATTCTAGCTCTTGCTTCTGCTGATATAGGGCTGTCAGTCGGTACACCTTGTTCTGTAATAAGATTAGGCATTTTAGATTTGATACTGATGAGGTCTGCTTGTATAGACGCCATTGAAGTAAGTAACCACGCAATAGCCGAGACTATCACTGGGAACAACATGCTCGTTATTTTTTCCATGTTCATATTTTTACTCTTTGCCAAAACCAAAAGGGCATTTCTTTTCTTTTTTATCAATTAATTTTTTACCAATTTGATAATTATGAGTAAAATATCTTGATTTATTATTTTTATTTTTAAATTCTTCATCTGAAATTAAATGATATTTTAATTTAATATCTTTTTCGGTTAATGGAATTATTTGCACTATAGGTTCATTTTGATCAATAAAAATATTATTGTCTTCTTTTATATTAACAAACATATTTATATGAGTTCCATTTTGATATTTGTAATCAATAATACCTGATGGGATTAAAAAATTATTATTTGGTTTTAAATGCCAAAATGGTTTTGTGTAAAAAAAATTAATATCATTTTTAGACATTATAAGATGCGGCGATGTAATTTTCATATGCCCGTATTCGTTTTGATTGGCAAAAAAATTCCATTGTAAAGGATCATGAGCGCCACATTCAGTTTTACGATCAGAAAATTGCCATTGATAATATTTATCCTTAATTGTAATAGCTAATTGCGACCACATTGGCAATATAAAACCTGAAGTTAAATTATTATTAATACCAATACATCTTTTAATAGTAGATGTTTTATGAAAATTATCATCATATTCTTTTGGTGCGTTTTTAAACCATTCAGGAATAAAATCAGAAGATTTGGTTATTTGATAATGATCAAAAACTACACTATCATTAGTAAAACAATCTAAAATTATTTTCTTTTTTTTAAATATAAATATCATGTTTTGTCCTTTTTTATTTATTATTTAATATTTTCCTTCAGCGAATACATTTACAAATACAGTGTCATCTTCTAATGCTTCAATCTCATGCCACTCACCACCAGGCAAATTAAATGCACCACTGTGTTTATTAATAATCTTTTCTTTGCCTTCCATTCTTATAACGCAAGAACCATTGTGGCAAATAGTAGCATGACTATAAGAGTGACTATGTTTTGGCAAGCCCTCGCCTTTGTTGGCGTGATAAACATTTGATTGCGCACCATCATAGGTAAAACTATGTTTAAGTGGTGCAGCTTGAATCATTAAATTTCTTGTGTTCCGTTTGTTTTTGGTTGTCCGTCAGCTACCATTGCTTGAGTTGGTTCAGGAATTGGAAAGTCTTTAAATGTATTGTCACTTGGATCAAACCATTTTGCATCCGCAATTAAATCATCAGCACATTCAATCCATTGATGTTCAGGTGCTGGTTCAAAAGGAATAGCATCAACAATTTCAGCTACTCTATAACCTTGTTGTCTAGGTTCATTTTTACATACTAAAGCATATTTCATATTGTTATTTCCTTATTAAAAAATGGTTTTCCTGTATATTCAATTTTAGCGTCATCAAGAAACTCTTTAATGCAATTTATACATTCAGGTATTTCATTATCTGTTACTTTATATTTTTGTTTTACAAACTCAACTAAACCTTGTTCTTCTCTTTCTTTATAAGGTGTAGTTAAATCTTTAAATGACCAACTATTCATTTGATCTGTTGGTTTGTAAGCAATAGTCATAATCTGTTCTTTTAGTTCATCACCACTTAAAGCGTGATAATAACAATGCCAAGGTGATTCTATAGATGAATAAACTTTTTTAGCTTTTAGTGCAAGTTTGGATGCTTTAGAGTATGCCATAACTAATATTCAAAAATAATGATGCCTCCAGCTCCTACCGCGCCAGCAGGAGAACTATAAGAATAAAGACTGCTAACACCAGTTGCTCCTCCACCATAACCTACTCCACTAACACTTGCCATATTGGGAACATATGAGGCTGCTGCTGTAGAAGCTGCATATACATTTCGCATAGAAAGCATAGAATTACCTCCAGCAAAAAGACCAAAACCCAGGGCAGCGCAATTTGCAGTACTAGGAATACCAATACTATACCCTACACCACCTGGCACACTATAATCTCCACCTGACGTAGATCCACCTGCACCGCCATTTGAACCTAATACTTGACTACCTGAATATTGATTTCCTGTACCACCTCCCCCTCCTGTAGCAGATATAGTAGTAATAGTTTGTGTCCCACTAGCTACAGATGAAGTTCCTCCCGTGCCACCACTACTGCCACCTGAGCTTCCAGCAGTTCCACCAGCTCCTCTAGTTACTGCTAAAGTATTGCCAGGAGTTAATCCTGTAAGATATTTAACAGTATAACCACCACCACCACCTGAATCTCCCCATCCTCCTGCTGCATTGCTTCTACCTCCCGAGCCACCTCCACCAGCTTGAACAGTAACTTTTACTACTGTTTTTCCTGTTGGGATTGTAAAAGTTCCGTCAGCAGTAAATACTGTAGTGCCACCTAGACCACCGCCACCTGCTGCTGCTTGAAATGATGGTAATACCCCTGCACCGTTAGATGTTAATATTTGACCAGTTGTTCCTGTACCAATATTTTGTAACGCCCCTGTTGCAGTTGTACCTGCAGCTACCACGCCGTAAGCAGTTGTTAATGTAGCTACACCTGTACCACCGTTAGCTACTGGTAATGTGCCTGTTACGCCTGTTGTCAATGGAAGACCTGTACAGCTTGATAATGTACCTGATGCTGGAGTTCCTAATACGGGGGTTACAAGTGTTGGTGAAGTTGCAAATACATTTGCCCCTGTGCCTGTTTCATCTGTAAGTGCGGCTGCTAAATTAGCTGATGAAGGTGTTCCTAAAAAGGTTGCTACGCCTGTGCCTAAACTTGTAATGCCTGTACCTCCATTAGCTACTGGAAGAGTTCCTGTTACGTTAGCTGTTAAACTAGCATATGTTGTTGAAGTTGAACCTGTACCACCTGAAGCTATTGGAAGAGCAGAACCAAGGGTCAATGAAGTAGCATGAGTTACTGCGTCAACAACGTTAGTGCCATTGTTATACACAAACATAGATTTACCTGCTGCTACTGCAATACCTGTACCGGTTGTATTTTTAACTGTGATTGCGTCAGCACAAGTATTATTAATTAAATATAGTTTTTCAATTTGACAACCTGAACCTAAAATTAAGCTACGAGCGCCGCCTGTAGTACCTGTTAGATTAAGTCGTAAGTTACGCGCCGCTTGAGTAGCATTTGTATCAGTAAGAGTTACAGTAACGTCTGCACTAGAGAAGGCTACATCAGCAGATCCTGTAATAGCTTCACCAAGAGCTGCGTCGCCTAAGTTAGTGTTAGTTGTTGTGCCCCATGTACCAGACTGTTCGCCTGTAGCTATGAGTTCTATTTTCAGTGCTGAATAGGTGCTTGCCATAATAAATTCCTTTTAGTTTGCTATATTTTACTACAAATTATTCTTTTATGCTGCAATTTGCACCCATCCAGGTGTTTGTGCTGTGTTTATTACCGTCCAATTTGAGTTACTTAGTGTAACCGTTCCACCTACTAATGTTAAGGTGCCTTTTGGTGGTGTAATACTTCCACTTACATTCGCAGTTGTTCCTACTATTGTCAACGTACCTACACTAGGAGTTATTATATTACCTTGTGTAACTGAAGGAGCATTACCTGCTAAGACTAAACTGCCAACGCTAGGTGTTATAACGTTACCTTGTAGTGCATCGGGAGCAACGCCTACTAATGTCAATATACCTGTGCTAGGTGTAATACTTCTACTTATATCAGGTGCTACGCCTACTAGTGTTAGCGCTCCGACTGTAGGGGTTACAATATTATCTCTTAATACGCTTGGTGCTACACCTGTTATTGTTACTGCCCCAACTGCAGGAGTAATTATTTTATCTAATATAACAGTTGATGCTTGACCTGCTATAGTTATAGATCCAGCGTTAGGTGTTACAGCAGCACCAGGTATTGTAGGTGCTACGCCTACTAGTGTTAGCGTACCTACTGTAGGAGTTACAATATTATTTAATATTAAACTAGGTGCTATGCCCGCTAGTGTTAATGCCCCAACTGTAGGGGTTATTATTTTACCTTGTGTAACTGAAGGTGCTATGCCTGTGATTGTAACCGCTCTAACTGCTGGTGTAACTATCGCATTTTGTATTACCGTAGGTGCTATACCCGTGATTGTTACTGCTCCAACTGCAGGTGCTACGTCAGTCCCAACGTTTATACTAGGTGCTATACCTGCTAGTGTTACTGTCCCAACTGCCGGGGTTATTACCCTACCTTGTACGACTGAAGGTGCTACACCCGCGAGCGTAACTGTCCCTACGCCTGCCTCGATGACAATTCCTTGCCCCCAATCAGCAGAACTCCAGGTACCTCGTCCCCAGCCGCTTGTCACTGCCACGACTAAACTCTTAAGTTAGAGTAAAGATGCCGGTAGCAGCAGGTAAAACTGTCAATGTATTTGGTGACGTTACAGTAAATTGAGTACTAGATAATTGGCAGAAACATAATAACTTACCAGCAAGAGCGCCAGTTGAGTTACGAATGATCGCGTATTTAACGTTAGTCAATGAAGCACCAGAAGCTGTAAACGCTAAACCTACTGTAGACATTGTGAACTTCATTTGTTTTGCTGAAGCGCCTACTGTCCAAGAAGCTGTTGCTGGTACTAAGTTTTTACCACCTGTTGCATAACCACCTGTAGCAGAAATTTCATTCGTAATCTGAGCGTAAGTACTTATGGTAAATGTTGATGCGTTACTTGCACTTCTTGCTAATAACATTTTAAACACGCCAGCGCCTAGTGTAATTGTTCCGTTACCTATATATCGCTTAGCATAATTATATAATTGCCATGCTGATGCAGCCATTTTAATTCTCCTTAATGTCGGCGTTTGAAGCGCCTGTTTCTAAAATATGACGGAGTAAACCGCCGTAAATGTTTAATTCAATTTCATCCCCTAGCATACGAATCAAATCAATAAATTCTTGTGCTTGAGAAATCATCCACGGATTGCAGCTAAATATTTTCCCGCCCACGTTTACGGGTATGATTGGCTGTCCATCATTTTCTTGCTGTTCATATGCATGGTGAACCTCTTTTTCATCTAAACAAGAATCACATCCAAAGAGATGAAACTGTTTAAATCCTAACATTCTAAATAACGGTATGGCTCTTAAAAGGACTGTAGATCCTCCTGGAACCGGATACCATGTTTTATAATGTTTAGCTAATATGTCATTTAGCAATTCCGTGCTTGTGTGCCATATATAAGTTCTGTCTTTTGGAAGCCCATCAAACGTAGTAGGATCACATTGAGAAGCAATAAAATACTTACAATGGTCTACTACGGGTTGAGTAAATCGTGCGTTGAAAGGTCTAGCATCTACCATAACCATAGCAGAAGGCGTTAGTCCATTATCTAGGCACCATTTATAAGCCCCATTAATTGTGATTAGTTTAACACCATCAGCCCTCTTTTGTCTAATAGTTTCAAGGTGCTCATTCAATGATGGCCCCCCGCCCACAATCATAACTTCTTGGTCATTCGTAGGGTGCGGTTGAACCTGCATAAAATCCCTTTGAATGTTGTGTTTTACGTTAGCTGTAATCGTTTCATCGTCTGTATTAAGCACTCCAGCGTCAACAACGTCTTCACCTTTCATCCAAGCACTTACATAGAATAAACAATATCCTGGGGCTTCTTTAGACCAATGAATAATACAATCTCTATCAATAAATTTCTTTAGCCACCACTCATATGGGTGTACGCTTAAATGAAGCTTATGTCCTACTATCTTACCCATGATGTCATCTTCAGTAGCAATCTGAAAAAAAACATGCTGACAAGCAGCCAAACAATTATCTATTACTCTATCTACGTGATGAGGTCTAATATGCTCCATCACATCCGTACAAAATCCATAAGCTGCTGTAACAGGTAGGGGTTGAGATAAGTCTGCCTCTACAAATCGCATAGCATGCTTCTGTGTTTCTAACATCGGTCGAATATCTTCGTCTAAACAATTATCTGCGAAGTCAACCATAGTGACATTTAAGCCACCGAAAAAAGCTAAGTTAAGAGAGCCACGTCCAGTGCCACATCCTAAGTCTAATACTGACGCCCCCTTAGGAGGTCTAGCTTGATTCAAAAATTCTTGTGATATAAGTTCACCAGGAGCAACTGCTCTATACTCTGGTATGTCCCACATCATCTTATATAAATCTTTTTCTAACGGTCTTGCATTACTTACTTTAACTTGCGGTGCTTCTGAAAACACAGAAGATACTGTTGTCATTTATGTAATCCTTATAATTGCAGCGTCCGATGTAGATGCTGGGAATGTTACTGTAAAAGTTTGCGCGGTAGCGGTTTTAGTGCCACCAAAGTTTAATACTGCGACTGCTTTATTACCTTGAGTACTATTATATATCAAAGCACCATCTGCTGAAAAGCTTGCAGTAGTCCAACTAGAATTATCAAAGTTTAACCATGCTGTTGTTTCAGTACTTGTTGATGTTGGAACTTGAGATATAACTAATGTATTACCACCTGCTGTATAGCCTGTACCTGTCACTTCATCCTGTGTTGTATATACTGTTGTTGTAGAGCCAAGCGTAGCTAAGGTTGAATATAGGGCTATTTTAAAAGTATCCGCTGCAGTAGACGCACGAATAACGCCCACACCAAAATTATGTATACCATCTAAAATTTCAACTTTAAAGCTTGTTGCTAGTGTTTGTGAGATTGCCAATTTAGTTTCCTTTATTGTACAGGGTATCTAACTTGACCTGATCGGTATGAGTCCTGTCTATCTTTGCCATCACCAAGCTGTTTGAGTAATAACATTGCTTCATCGTATCGAGCTTTATAAGTAGCCATCACGTCTGCTTCACCCTTCATATAAGTATAAGCCTCTAGTAAAGACCCATAAAGAAGGACAGAACTAAAATTAGTACCTACCCATGAAGTGCCTGCTGTTGTAATTGACTCAGGATAATAGAAGTAATGAAGCTCTGATGAGTAGTTAGCGTCAGGTGTAGGACCTACAATAAACGATGTAGCATTAAATACCGCATAGTATTGTGGTTCACCATAAAAAGCTGAGTCAGTATCAGGAAATGATTGCCTAATAAAGTTCACGTCTTTGTTTAGAAGATATAAGTATTCGTTGTCTGTATTAATAACAGCTAAGCTAAATGTAGCTAACCAATCTGTAGGCATAGCTAAATACTTATTGCCAGAACTTAGTGAACCTGTTACGTTTTTACGTAGTGCAGGTAGTTGGACTGTATTATAGATACGTTGTTCTGCTTGAGTTATAAACGTGTTTATATCCGTTGTAGTAAACGTATTTTCTGTGTAGTCCTGTATTTGTGCGACAAGTTCAGTGTACGTCATTTATTACGCCATAGGCCCACGAGCTTTGCGGCCTTTAGTAGCTGCGCCATTACCGCGAGTTTCAAGTTCACCATGTCTATTCATTGCATCAGAACCAGGATCTCCTGCACTAACACGTTGTCTGCCAGTACCTATATTAAGGTCTTGTGCTTTTAACTTGTTAGGGTCTTGTGAAAAATAAATATCTGCGTTAGGTACGTCTATTGGTTTTTTATCTTGTGCCATGATTATTATCCCTTTTTTTGTGCTGCAATTTTAGCTAGTCCACGACCCATTTTTTTCATGTCAGTATTTAATTTACCAACAGTGCCTTTAATTGGACCATTTTGTGTAGCTACTGTAGCTCCGTCGTCACCTAAGTTACGACCTTTTGTTTTACCTTGTTGAGCAATACCATCTGCTTTTGATCTATATGCCATTTTACTTCTCCTTAAGATATTGATATTGTTACATCACCTAGTGCACTTGTTCCTACTAAGTCATTCGGTGTTAGTGCCGCATCAAAATAACTAGCACCACCTACAGGATTATAACCCCACTGTATAACTCTACTACCCATTAAAGGGACACCTGTTTGTGAGGTTGATACGCCTGTTGTTTCATCTGTCTGTAAACCATTTAAACCAGATTGGTAATAACCTAAATCAGGTCTTGGATTACGCACTGCTTGTGGGTCATTAACCGGGTACATACCTAGTTGTAATTGCGGCTGATCCGGTTCCCAGCATTCATGACACACTAGTATATTAACATTTTTTGTCTTAATAACTAAGCGTTTAAGTTCTTTTAACTTATATCTAAACCCACAACGGTCACATTGTGCAATTGAGTTCTTGGCACTAGCGTACTTGGTTGGCATTACTTAGCCTCTAAAAAACGATTCACGAGGCACAAACCTAATACTTGCTTTTTCTCTATCCTCGTCTGCTGCTAATTGGAATGCTGCTTCATAATCTTGTCTTAACATCATAATACGCTCAGGAGCCACATTAGGTAATTTCATACTTAAATACGCCGCTAACCCTGCAACCATGCAAGGAATAAATCTAAACGGAATATCTTCTACGGTTATACCATTGCCTGCATCTTGAATCCGTCTTAATCTATAATACACAAACTGATAGTTGTCACTTTGATCTGGTGCTGGCCATACATTAACAGTAGGTAAGTTTTGTATATATACTCTAGTAGCTGTTATATGAGTCGCAGCAGTTGTGTTATTAACACCTCGTACACATCCCGTTAATTGGTAGTACGTTGTAGCGCCACTTACTGTCGTTGTAAGTCCACCGTATTGAATTGTTTCGTTATCTAATCTAATGAAGCCAAACTGCGCTAGGCCTACAATAGAAGTTAAGTTAATCGTAGTAGCCGTTGCAGTAACGGCACCGTCTGTATATAAATCAGTAGGGTTTTCTTGACCACTCTGTCTATTAATCCACACTTGGATAGGACGTCCTGTTGCATTCTTATTAGGTATTGTAATGTAGGTTGATTCACTAATACGGTTAATATTAATATCTTGTTGGTTCTGACCTGTACCGGTTCTAGTCACCATATCAAGAAGGTCTATAGTATCAGTAGGCAAGGCATACATAATTTGGTTTTGGTTTAAATTAATTTGACCAGGTTCAATCGTCCACATGTTAATGCCGCGGTTAGCCCACTCAATAGTAAGTAGGTTTAGTGAACGGCGTGCAGTACGTAGATCATATCCAGTACGCAACTCTTGTCCACATCGTTCAAATGCATCTTCAACCAGATTGTTTAAATCTAAATTAAAACTCGTGGTCCCTGTGGTTCTATCTACCATGATTATATTTTTCTAAAAGGTTTTACTTTTTGTTTAATAGATTTAGGCTGAGCTACAAACTGTTTGCCTTTAGCTTTACCTGCTCTTTTTGCTTTTGTTGTTGCTGCATATTCTTGTGAGCTTAATGACTTAATAGCTTTTTCAGGTAAGTATCTTTCACCTGTTTCACTAGATTTTTTACCTGACTTAGTTCTCCACTTTTGTTCACCCCACGCTTTTAGTGAACGTTGTGGTTTAGCTAATGCACTCATTTATATCCGCCACCTGAAGCTTTATATCGTTTAGCCATGAGTTGAGCCTTACGTGCTGACCATTGACCTGCACCTGTACCTTGCACGGCAGCGGCTTTAATACTGTTAAATATTCTTTTACGTAAACTAGGTTTTGTGTAGTTACCAGCTTTGTTTACAGTGCCACCTTCTTTAAACTGAGTAAAGTCTGTGCTATCTCTACGGGCTTTCTTTTTACCCTTAGGCATTTTATCAGGCATCATAGCGCCCATACCACGTGAAGGTCTCATTATGCTCTTGTCTTTCCTCTAACTGCACAACCATCAGCACGAGATGAAGCTGTACCACCATTAGACATTTTTTTAATCATGCCACCTTTTTTCTTACCTTTTGCAGTAGCAATGTCTTTGTCTGAAATACCTGTCTCATATAAATCATTTAGTTCTTTTTGTTGGTCTGGATATTCAATCTGTTTGAATATCTGCTGTGATCTATTAGAAAAATCAGGTTTTACATCTTTATCCATAGCTTTTCGTCTATTGATTAATTTTTCCTCATCAAATACAATCGCATCTGCATATGGTTTTAAAGAAGATGGGAGTGCTGTCCTAATATCTTTATGTTTAATTGATTTAATTTGGCTAGGCCCAATTTCTCTTTGTGGTCCTGTTTTTTTTGCATTTATACGTTTTGTAGTGCCAACTAAGTCATCTATTTTTTCATTTATATTATCCATACTATTCTCCTAGCACATTGTGCCTTTTGTTTTACCGCGAACAGCGCAGCCGTCTGCACGTTTAGATGCAGTTGAACCACCTTTTTTGTATCCTTTAACATCTTTACGAGCAGCCATTTGAGCCTCATCGTCTTGACTAGTCATTTTATTTGTGCCCATTGCTTTACCCACTTTTCTAGCTAAATCACCTAAAGCATCGACTTTTCTATCTATATAACCATCAGGTGTATCTTTAGGATTAAGTTCGCGTTCTCTTTTATAGGTTGCTGCAAATTCTTTATATACCTCGGCTGCTTTTTTGTTTTCAGCTTGTGTATTAGTTGCTTTTTCAGCTTCTAGTTTAGCTTTTAATTCTTCTCTTATTTTTGGATCTACAGTAGCCATACTATTCTCCTAGCACATCTTAGATTTAGTTTTACCACCACTGCGCATAGCAACCATGGTACCTTTTGTTTTACCACGAACAGCAACGCCATTAGCTTTAGCAAGTTGACCGCCTTTAGAATAACCACATCCTTTAGCCATACCACCTTTTTTAAGAGCAGTTAAGTCTGACTTTTTACCACCATGAAGTTGTTTCTCATGCATGCCTACAGCTTTTTTAGCCATCTTTTTATCTTGTGCCATGTCCATCTTTGTATCTTCTTTCATGTCTGATTTAGCCATGCCGCCTTCTTTCATACCTTTTTTAGCCATACCGCCTTTTTTCATGTAGCCCATTTTATTTCTCACTTCCGTTGGTAATTTTGATAATCCAGGATTTTCACTTGAATCTGTTGCTTTTAGTGCGCCTGTTGATCCACCTGGTCCGAACTTCTTAGTTTTATCTGCTTTCATAAACTCTTCTCCTACTGATTTTGGAATACCAACTTTTTTAGCAAAGGCTGGGTTGTTAGCTACTGCCGCCATTAAATTATGTTGCGATTTAGATTTACTTGGCATTTTGATTTCTCCACCTTACACACTTAACACATTTACAATCACCACCGAAGTAATGACTTGGTTTTTTATAGACTTCTTTTTGTGTTTCTTTTTCTACTTCGTCCATATTAATTTTATTTTGATCTATACGTTCTTTAATACTTGTTTCAATTTGTTCGCTAAGTATTTCTTTATTTTCTTCAACTTGTTCAGCATCGTGTTTCCTTTTTTTAAATATTTTATCTATAAATGCTTTCATATAAACTCCTACTTAAACCAATGTGCAACTGCCCAACTTACAACGGCTGAGGCTAGTCCCGCAATAAATATAAATACTTTCCAACCACCTTTAATTTCGTTAAGGGCGGACTCAATAGCATCAAGTCTTTTCTTTAACTCGTTCATATCTTCCATAAGGGTGTCTACGTCTGTTTGAATGTGTTTAATTTCGATACCGTGTTCGGCAAGTTCTCGTTCTGTACTCATTAGCATTTCCACCTTTTTAGTGATGCGGCTTTCCTAGTAGGTCTACCTTTTTCATCTTTCATAGGACCAGGCATACCAGACATCCTAGCACAAAACGATCTCTTACGAGCGCCACCTTGTGGTTGAGGAGCCTTGAGGTTTGACCCAGTAGCTGCGTTATACTTTGCACGACCTTTAGCCGTGAGTCCTGCACCTTTCGATACAGGAAGTTTCTCACCACGTCCGATTGCTAGGCTAGGACCTTTTTTCTTACTAGCCATAGAATATTTGTACCGAATCCACGTTAGACATTTCAGCATACACGCCTGTATCAGCTCGTACACCTTCACCAGGAATAAAAGGAACATTGGCAAATACATCAGTAGCTGCGGGTTCGTAAGTCATAAGCCATTTACCTACAACATATATAGCTGCAGTGCTAGAAATAGTACCTGTATTAATATCAACTAAAGTGAATGCATCAGCAGTTGTTCTAGTAATAGAATATGTACCATCAGTAGCTGAAACACCAGAATTTGATAAGAAGTGAATACCGATAACATCACCGGTAATTAATCCATGAGCTGTTTTTGTTACTGTTACAGTTGTACCAGATCGTGCATAAGTTACGCCTGATGAAACAGGTGTTGTAGCCGTATCAAATAAAGTTACATACCCCGCAGTAGCTGTGCCAGTATACGATAACCCTTTAACACGAACAGGATATTTAACTAGATACCCACTAGAATTTAAATGCGTTTGTTTTACATCATATTGCATAGCCATAATTAATCTCCTTTGTTTAGTAAGGGGGCTAGGCGCCCCCAGTGATTAATTAACTTACAGCTGCAGAGAATGGTGTAACTACTGTGCCAGAGCCAATAAGACCGCCAGTAGTAATAGCAAAGATACCTGCATCAACATCAGTAAGTTCAACGTATGAACCTATAACGCCGCCTTGTGTAGTGCCATTCATTGTGATTGTGTCAGAAGCTGGAAGAGTGCCAAACGGAGTGCCTGTAGTACCGGCAACATTTAATGTGCCACTAATTACGTCTGTTGCGTTAGCCACTTGAATTTTATAACTATTAGATGTAACTGTTGTTTCAACCAAAAATTTATATACGGCATTTGTGCCTGTAGCTGCTGGGAGGGTTACTGTAATACCTGCTGCGCGACTTAAACCGATAGTTTGACCGTTGTAAGTATCTGCTGTAACTGTTAATGTTGATGCTGTAACTGTTGAATTAACGCCTGTACCTGTAATAAAACCGGCTGTAGACGTCACTGGACCCGAAAAGGTTGTTGATGACATAATATATTTCTCCATACAAAGTTAAGTCTATTAGTCTTGTATGCGTCTGCCGGGACAGTCTAATAAACCGGATATACCCGGATATTCAAATAATACATGAATACATACTATTTGCAAGTATTATACAACAAAAAAGGGCTACAAAAGCCCTTAAATGCAAACAATGTAATATCTAATTACTTGTTCATTACGTACATAGTCACTTCAAAGCCAAATCTCATTTCAGTTGCTGCTGGAGTTGTCCACATAATTTTTCCTTTAAATTTAATACACACCGTGTGTATAACTACATATTACTCCGAAGATTTGCCTGTGGAATACGTAAAACCATGAATAGCAGGTAAAGAAAAACCCAGCCGAAACTGGGTTTAACTTGGTACATTGTTTCAAAACGCAATTAAGCGCCTTGTGAACCCCACATACCGAGAGGATCTGACCAACCAAATGAATAACGCTCACGAGCTTTGTATCTAACATTGCCTGTGTCAAAATCGCCATCCATAGAAGTAGATAACGGAGTACGCACAAAGTGTTTCATGCCGTTAGGTACATCAGTTGTTAAGAAGTATGCATCAGTGTCTGTTAAGTAATGGTTAATTGAATATCCTTCTGGGATTGAACCATTATTTTTAAGAGCATTGATATCATTGTCAGCTGTAGAAACACGAAGTTCAGTTTCGAGCAAACGAGTTGCAACGAACTGATTACCTGGTGGAACTATTAACTTACGTGGTTGAGCAGCAATTAAAAGACCACGCTCATCAGTCCATGCAGCTATGTTGATAACAGCTTGTTCTAGTGCTGTTTCGTTCAAATCAGTTGCAGTTGTTTGAGTGTTGTTATTTGTGCCACCACCAACAGTTGGATGTGCGGTAGAGAACAATGGAACACCATCACCACCGTAATAAGCAGCGGAGTTAGTGAAACCATTATTAAGAACTGCAGCAGCCTTAACTTGTTTTGTGTAAGCCATAGCGCGAGCTAAAGCCTTTGTGTAACGTGCTGATAATGTGTCATACAAGTTATCTTCTACAGCTTCTTCTGTTAAAGAAAAGCCAAGAGCGATAGTTTGGTGATTGTATCGAGCAGTGAAAGCTTCTTGAGCATTGTCGTAAGCGATGGCATTGCCTTCGTTTTTAACAGGTGCTGCCGCAAAGCCTGAAAGTTTTGTTTCTTCTTCGAATGAACGTTCTGAAGTCTCTGTTTCGTAGATTTCTTTATGTTCTTCGCCGTAACGTTTATATTCTAAACCAAATAGTGCATTTAGTCCTGGTAAGAGCTCTTTAAGGAGCTGTGCGCGTGAAATAGCCATGTTTTATTCTCCTTAGATACCAGTTGGGTTGTTATATGAATGAGCGACTGGATTAAATTTAACCAAGACGTCAGTATATGCATCACCCACTGTTGATGTTGTACTCTCAACGAAATCTACAATACGGAACGCATAACCAGAAGTAGTAGCCACTGAAGTGCTAATTGCTGTGTTTGAATTACCTGTAGTTGTTGAACCTGTAGATGTTGATTGAACTGCTGCTAAAATAGCATTAGAGCCAAGTGTTGCTTGAGCTAATGAGCCGTCAGCTTGAACTTGGAATAATGTATTGTAATCGTCTACAACGTAAGCCATAGCATCAGACGCTACTGTACCAGTTGGCCAGTATTGTGCAAATGTTAATTGCTTAGTTGATGGGTTTGTGTAAGTGCAACCTACAAAAACACCGATTGTGCCTGCTGGGAACGGTGTTGAGTTATCACCATTCGTTACTACTACTTGGATTGTACCTGCAGCTACAATAGAAACTACTTGTCCGTAGTATATATTTGAAGCGTAGCCGGAAGCAATCTTGATTTGACGTGTACTACCAGCATATGGTAGACCGCCAATTTCATTTACGGGTTTAAAGCCGTACGGGGTTGCTGTTGCTGACATAATATGTCTCCTTTTTTGTTATTTACCTTTACCGAATGACGATGTAGCTTTCTTCTCTGAGAAAAGAGGCATACGAGCATCATTCTGTTTCATAAAGCTGTTGTCGACTGCTTCGGCTTGTTGATCTGCTATATTTTTATAGTGAGCCTTACGTTGTGCAACAAACTCTTCTGGAATTTTACATAATAATAATCCACCAATTTCAACTCCGTCTTTAAACCGAGCATTTTGGTCAATCATTATTTTCATTTCAGGGTGGTCCGCTAATTTAACGGGTTCCCATCCTTCACGCATCTTTGAAGAAACATTTAGATTATCAGCCTCATTTAATAGACTAGTTCTGATCCAACGGTATGCCCATCCAGGTACCTTTTTAAATTCAGGTAATAGGGAGGCAGGTTTCCAACTTTCTGCACGTTGAAATTCTTCTCTTGTATCTACTTCACGATCTGTTCTGTTTGTATTATCCATTTGCATTCTCCAATTTTAAAGTTTCTCTTGCATATTGTTCCGGTGTTATACCAAATTTCTTGGCTAACGCTACTTGTGTCTTTGTCAGACGCACTTTTTTAGGCGCGGTGCTACGCGTTGCCGGTGCAACTACAGTCGAAGGTTTTGTGCGCTCGGCGGGTTTTTCCTCGTCTAGCGTTGCATCCCCAAAGTTTTCTGGGAATCGTTTCTGCATCGTACTATCAATACGACGGTAATATTCGTCAGAGGTAGGACTGATCCCGCTTCTAACTAATTTTTCATGTACGCCTAATGCAAGGCTTGTCATTTCTTCGTCTTTACCAAACCAGTCGTTCTTTTCTTGCCAAGCTGCGGCTTTATCGTCAGGTTTAAACGAACGTTGTTCATTTTGTTGTATATATACAGGATTTTCGGGTTCCTGTAAAGCATTTTTAAATCTAGGCTCATACTGTTTAGCTTGTGATAGTCTAAACTGAGCATCATTCATCTTTTGTTGTGCATCAATTATACTATCTGTTTCTCCTGAATCATAGGCTTTACGGTAAGATTCTTTAGCTAAAGAAAGTTCACTTTCAAGCGCATTTTTAAGGGTCTCGATATAAGTTTCTTCTCCGTTACTTAAACTAGATTTTAATTTTTTATTTTCTTCGGAGATTTGTTGAGCGAATCTAATTGCTTCATGTCTTTCTCGGTCAGCAGATTCTTTCTCACGTCTTTCATCATGATAAACTTTTCTAAGTTGAGCCATACGAGTTTTAACTCGGTCTGAATACTCTTCTAAATTATCATTTTCTAGGTCTTCAACAAGATTTTTTGGTAGTGGTTCTTTATTTTTATCTGCAGGGGGTGTATCGTCTTCAATTTCAAGGTCAATATCATCTGCTTTTGTTTCTACTTTAACTTCAGTTTTTTCTTTTTCTTCAGGTAACTTACTACCTGGTATTTCATCATCATCTGGATATTCAAAAACAATGTCTCCATCTTTTACGTCAGCCATTTTAATTCTCCTATGCGCGAGTATAGCCGCGAGGATCAGCAACAACCCCCTCAACTGTATCGTCGTTAATAATGCGGAATTCTCTTCCGTGAATTTTAAATCTAGTACCCGCGTATGCACGCGTTAAAACAAAATCACCTTCTTTACACCACGGACCAGTAGGAAATCTTGCTTCATCTTTATAAGCTAAATCACCTACTTTAACTACAAACAAAACTACAGTTGAATGTTCTTCTATAGTTCTAGTTGAATCTGCTTTGACAATACCGCCTTGATAAGTTTCTGAAGCATCTGGAATTGCACAAAGTATTTTGTATCCTTTAGGTTCTGGTAACTGTAAACCCCGTTCTTCGATAGGTATATCTTCTACTTCTACTGCATCTACCGATGGAATATTAATTGGTCGACCAGCAGCATCAACTAAATTTTTATTCATTGTGAGTATTTGTTCACTCATCTGAGTTCTCCATCTTATTTACGATGTCGGCAATAATACCTTGTATAGTATCGCAAGCTCTTATATATCCTACAGCAGATTGATAATGCGCATAATCTTTAGCAGAACCGTCAGCAATTGAACTTAATATATCTTTGCGTTTTTCAGCTACTTTGTTAATTAGTAGTTCTAACGTTGGGTCTATCATTTACTACTCCTTTGGTTGTTGTTGATTCATTTGTTGCATTTGTATAGATTGTTGTTTTTCAGCTTGTTGTTTTTGGTGCTCTAATTGATCATTAGCTCTAACTGCTTCTATACCAATTTTTGTACCTTCTAACAACTGTTTAGCTTCTAGCTGTTTATCATCCATTACAGCATTAGCACCTAACTGAGCACCAGCAATACGTTCTTGTGATTCAATACGCATCTTATCAAGTTCAAGTCTAGCTTGATCTGATTGAATATCTGCCATAGTTTTTTGCTGTTTGATTTGTAAATCTTGAGCTTTTAACTGTAGCTCTTGTTGTTGCATTTGGATAATTGGATCTTGTTGCTGTTGTTGAGCTTGTTCTTGTTGAGCCTCAGAAGCAGACTTAGCAGAAAGTTTCTTAGCAGCTTCAGCCATAACTTTAGATAATTCAAACTCTATGTCTTCTGGTAATGTTTCATCAGGTTTAGGTAATGGAACGCCTAATTGTTCTTCAAGTTGTTTTCTATATTCAAACGCAACGTGCTCATTAATGTGTGCCATAGCTGCTGCTTGAATAGCTTGTGCTTGAGGGTTTTGTCCTACCATTTGTAGAATCTTAGGATCTTGCATGGCTGTCATATGTACTTGAATATGTGCTTGATGGTCTTGGTAAATAAATGCTTTAACAGGTTTACCATTAATAATATTCATATTTTCAGACACAGGGTCTTTTGGTTTCTGGTCATCGGATGATGGTATAAGTTTGCTAATATTCTTAACACCAAGTACTTCTAACATTTGTTTATTAAGTTCTACTTGGTCGTAGATTTGTGGGTTAGATTGCGCCATTTGCATCACAGCTTGATACTGAACTACTTTCTGTGACATGGTTGCAGCATTAGGGTCACTAACTGGAATTACATCTACATTATCATAATCAGCTTGTTTAGCACGGCGATCACCTACTTCAGGATCATAAGAATACTCTTCCGGTGTGTAGTCACGAATAATGCCTTTAAGTAATTTAAACTCTTGCTTCATCGCGTAGTAAATACGTGCTTGAACTGCACTCATTACTTTTAATGTTCTTTCTAATATAGCTAACGTAGTACCCACTGGAGAGTTAGCAGACATATCTGATACTTTCATATCAGCAGCAGAAGCAAAACGTCGTCCTTCTTCAATAATACCATTCATTAAACTTTGTAATACTTGTGAGGGTTCTTTGTAAGGCAGCATTAAAATGTTGTCACGAATAGCACCACTTGGTACATCTACGTCACGGAATTCACCTGGTGCAATAGGCGTGTCATCCCCTTTAATGCGTAGCCCGCGAGATTTAAGTCCGCCTGGTAAGTTTGATAGGGTACCCGCGTCAACAAGTTGACGTAAGATCATAGTACCTGATTTGGCGAAAGCACCTATCAAATGAATTAAGCCAAAGCAATAAAAGCCAAAGCCTGGAATATAACCGTAGTGTACAAAATGTTGACGCTTAGATTTTAACTCATCATCTGGATTCCAATTACGACGAATTGCTAAGATAAGGCCTGTACCTTTTTCAATTGTTACTACATAAGGTAATGCAATGCCATCTTCACTATCACCATTTTCTAAATCTAAATTAACATGTATTTCAAGAATCTTATAACGATCATCTTCTGATGGATTAAAACCTAGTTTTTCTGCAATCTTTTTCTCAGCTTCATCAATATCTAAATATGGTTCACCTAAATCTACATCACGATAAAAACCTGCTACTTGTAGTTTATGTAATTCATTTTTAGTTTTACGCATCACATGAGTAACACGCTCAGCTGTTTCTAAATTAGAGGCACCGTAAGGTACTACAATATCTTCAGCTGGAACATACATTGCCACTTGCCGTTGCATGTTTGGATCATAATAAACTTTCTTAAATGCGTTACCTGATAAACCAAGACCCCATAGCATACGCTCATGTTCAGGTCTATATTCGGGCATCATATCCGTGAGCTGATAATTCATATCATCTTTTACACGTTCAGCTGCATCTTCTTTTTCTTTTGTTTGTTTGCCAATAATTACAGTTTTAACTGGCCCTGCGGCGGGGAATGTTTCCATCATAGTTTCAGCTTGGAACTTCACAAGCGCTTCTGTCATAAGAGGGTGATATACGTTACATGCGCCTGGCCATGGTTCTGTTCTGTCTTCTACTTTAAGACCTAGTAACTCTAAGCCATCTACATAAGTAGTTAACCAATCTTTTCTTGAATTAATATCAGCATCAAACTCACCAAGCAAATCACCTGACAACTCAGTTAACTCACCTTCGTTCATCTCTTCTGCTAAGTTATCATTAAACTCATCATCGCCTTCTTTACCAGGCACAATAGTAATTTCCATACTACCATCATCAAGCGTTACACTATCTGGGTTTTCAATTTCAATACTTAACGTATCCGTTTCTGGGTTTTGTGGATCTTGATCTAATCCCATCGGAGCTTGGTATACACTTTTATCTATATTAGTTGCCATAATTTAATCCTTATATTGAGTACAATCTATTCCTAGAACTTTTAAATGCTTTAATCTCATCTGCTTCATCACTAGGTAATCTAATGAACCCACCTTGTCTAAATCTCATTAATGCTAACGTTGTACTATCTACCAAGTCATCATTGGCACCACTTGGAAAATCATTACATTCTTCTATTACTTCTTTAGCCCATCGTCTATCAGGTGCCCACACAATGCCACTTCTAAATAAATCAGATACTGCATTGACTCGACTAATCTTATCTTGCCCTTTACCTGGTGTAAATTCACCTACCGGTATACCCATACGTCTAAACTCTTGATATAAGGCTGCACCATTAGATTTCTTTTCTACTAAAAACGAGTCAGGTTCCCACTCTTTATACTCTTCTATACATAGTTCTTTGAGTTCAGGAAACTCTAATCGTTTCTTAATCGAGTTTAACAGTATTATATTATAGTTATTAGTTTCTTCGTTAAAAAAGACGCCCCAAGTGGTGAGCGCATTGTAGTCCGCTCTGTTATTCGCCTCTTGGGCGGCATCTAAACTCATGATTGTAAATTCACAATCGGGTGGATCTTCTTTTTCCCATATATTCCACCACTCTCTTTTTATTAATGCACCTTCTTCTGATACTGGGTTTTGTAAATATTGTGAGTTCCAGTATCGTACATCTAATGCAGCTTTCTTACTAAGTAATTCTTCTAAACTCCAAAACTCAGGCCATAATGGTTGTTCTTTACCATCTTTATCCTCAATGATAGCTGGAAATTCTACTACTTCCCATTGATCTACTTCTTCATTCTTAACCATCTGGTTCACAATTTGCCCGGTTAAATCAAGTTTACTCCACCGAGTCATCACTACAATAATCGCACCGCCCGGCATAAGACGCTGTAATGGGCCAGACTGAAACCACTCCCAAGCAGGGAGAAAAACATCAGATCGGTTAAGTTTAGCATCTTGTTCAGAGTGTGGGTCATCAATGATAAACAAATCAGCCCCACGACCAGCGAGGGCACCACCCACACCAATAGCAAAATACTCTCCATTAAAATTTGTCCCCCATCTACTTGCAGACTTAGAGTCAGCTTGTAATTCTACTGTCGGAAAAATATCTTTATACGCGTCACTACCCACCAAATTACGGACACGACGACCAAAGCCAACCGCCAGATCAGCTGTGTGAGACGCCATAATAACCTTTTTATGAGGAAATTTACCGAGAAACCATGCTGGCGCAAGATACGAAATAAGCTCTGATTTACCATGTCTTGGTGCAATGTTAACAATAACTCGTTTTTTCTTTCCTGCAGCAATATCTTCAAATATCTTAGCCAACCTAGCATGATGCGCTCCTACTATATACCCTGGGTACACGTGTTGTATAAATTCTAAAAAACTTGTACTACCTACGTCTTGTACTATCCTACCACTCGTAGCTTCTACTAACGAGTCAACTAGTTCAGCTTCTTCTTTTTCTAAATATTTATTATTTGATTGTAAAAATATAAGTAAACTCGCTATCCGAGCCTCTTGTTCCTTCTTATCATTACTCATCTTTAACTATTTCTGCATCTATTACATTATGTTCTTTTTCTTGTATTCGTTTTTCAATCCTAGTTACTAATGTTCTTAGTCTTTCTTCAATATCATCGAGTGACATGTTCTTATGTATGACTTCTGTAGTCTTTTTAAATGCATCTACTCCATCTACCTCACCAATTGCACGTAGTGCTGTGATTCTTTCCTTAGATTTTTCTGCAGTTGCTGCTTCTTTTATTAGACCATTAACAACAAACGTCTTTAAATCCTTTAAATCATCTACTACTTGTGCATCTAACTCTGCAACCATCCCAGCTAAGCTAGCTAATACTGAATTTTTGTACTTTTTAAGCTGTAATTTGGTTTCAGGTTCTTTAATAATGGTTTTTATTACCGTTTTTGCCTCGTCTATGTCTTCTTGCGTAGCTTCTATAGGCTGTCCGGTTAAGTCTGACATCAATTTAATGGTATTAACCATCATTTCTAGTTCTTCTTCGTTACTTAATTCGGGTAATGCAGCACGAGCGTTTCTAGGTAGAGAGATATTTTCTTCTAAATGGGGTATTATAACGACTTCTTTACCGTTATATGTTTGATTTTGTTGGGTTTTTTGCATTTGCATGGGTTGCTGTGTCACCTATGATATTAATTTTGCAGCTAATTTAACTATTTTATACTACTTTGTCATTAAGTTACAACTTTTTTAAGTATAATGGTGTTTTAGGGGGAAAGTTATGAAGGATTTTCTTACTTTTTTTGTTGTGGGCCTCATTTTGTGGTTCTTTTCTATGTGGGTTAACCAGATTAATGCCAAAGAAGCATTACCCCAAGAGTTTGTCATGAAAACTGAGGTAGGTGAGATTGTTTTAACTTCTGAAGCTTGTTCCCCTGAGTTAGCTAAGTCTCTTTACTACTATTATGCATATGCAAGTGAGCCTGGTTTCATACACCCTGGCTGTTGGAAAATTGTAGAGGCGGTAGTTCATATTTACTTTCCTGAAATTGATACCACTGCAGTATATAAGAAGGAACTGTTTGGTCCGCGTCAACAAATTAAACCTAACGTATGAAAACTACGTTAACTAGAAAAAATTTAGAAATACTTTACAACATGGCATGCCAGATGGCACCATTCAATACTTTGCCCATGCCTAAGTCTCATAAAGTTAAGTTCAAAGTTATTAAGAACCCTAATATATACGGTTGCTTTGATGAGCACGAGATGGAAATTCAAATAAGTTCTAACGCTTGTGGGCACTTTACTACTATCTTCCAAACACTTCTTCATGAAATGGTACACCTAGCTCTCTATGTTCGGGGCGATGATGACTTCCATGAGCATGGTGCCAAATTCCTTCGTATTAAAAACGTTTACTCCGAGTTATACAACTTCGATCCTAAAGCCATTTGAACCAGATAACCCTAGATAGCTCTGCCATAGTAAAAATAAAAGACTTGTTAGCAGATGAAGAAGCACGTGGACTTAAACTAAGAATCTATGTGTCCGGTGGTGGTTGTTCTGGTTTCCAATATGGTTTTACTTTTGATGATACCCAAAATGAAGATGACTTTGTAATAGACCAAGATGAAATATCTTTACTTGTAGATGCACATAGCATGCAATACCTGACCGGGGCTGTTATAAGTTACAACACCTCTTTAATGACTTCAGGTTTTGAAATAAAAAATCCCGCAGCTACTAGCACGTGTGGGTGTGGTTCCTCCTTCTCAGCCTAGCCCTAAACTTTCCAATTTTTTTGTAGAAATTTTTTAATATGTCAAGTTATATTAGTGACGGGGGGTGTTTTGTAAATTGCGTAGTTATTTGTGTAGATTATGGGGTATGGGGTAGGAGTTACATTATACTTAATTTTGGGGGGTGGGGTATGGGTAGGGTATTGGGTATTTACTTTACATATAGCTAGCACTACTATATAACATACTCAACAAAGCAATCAAGCTTTGTATTAACTAGGAGTTTATTATGCGACAAGTAATCAGATTCATAGAGGGTTTAGTAATGTTAATGGTTGGTGGTATTGCATTGTTTTATATCCACACACCAATAGGTGCGGCGTTGTGTGTAGTTGCCGCATGCTTATACTTTTATCTTTCACTAACAGAGGAGCAATAGTATGAATAAGATAGCCAACAAGAACGCAAGTGTTGTAGTAGCGGAATGTAAAGAGTTCAAGGGTAGTAACACCTTTGGTGTATGGGAACATGATATGTGTTATGTAGTATATAGTTATGGTAAACACTTTCCGATGTATGTGTATGATGCAATTAGTCATGCATGGTTTGGTAACTATGACAAATATTCCCAATCAACCAGTAAGCATATGAGTCAGTGTAGACCAAAGATAATGAGTGATGCAAAAGGTATCATATATAAGAATACAGCATTTCTCAACAATATAATCTACGATGGATTAGCACACGCTGTAGCTAATATGCCAAACGATAAGTAACCTTCGGGGGCTTCGGCCCCCTTCTTAACTAAGGAGTAATGTATGAATAAGACAGACCATATTAAAACAATTATGAGACCAACACTTGAACCGATGTTACTAAGAGCCTTAATCTTACTTTTAGAACGTGGTCATGTAGATCATGTAATAAAGACATTAAAAAAACAACTTGATGAGGAGGAGTTAGCGGAAGTAAAGGGTAGTATGAAATGGAAAAACATTAAGTAATCTTCGGGGGCTTCGGCCCCCACCTTTTTTTGTAGCTACCATTTTGATACCAGTTCTATGTCGACGAGCATGTTGTGTGCGTGTGTAGCCCTCAAGGCTTAATTAGTAAGCGTGTTTGAATACGCTTTACATATACGCTAAGACTATATATAACGATACCAACAGCAACAGATTATCGTGCTGTTATTTAACTTAACTTAACTTATGGAGTATGTATGAAAAAAGCAAAAGTAGTAGAAGCAGTAAGCAAGGCAGTAGCAGTATCCTCTCAATCTCTTAGTGGCTTAGCATATGAGTATCAAGGTGCATATAGTGACATGCTAGGCACTGCTAAGAAAATATTGGATAGAGTGCCAAACATTCTAACCAAGCCTAGTGACAATGATGTAGCCGAGATTAAACTCGGTTTTGCTAGACGCTTTAAAGAGTGGTATGCAAAAGACCATGATACTTTCAACATGGTTAAAGATAACAAAATGCAACAGGTCACTGAGGCAGAGTTTAATGACGCTAAGAATAAAAATGCAATTAAGGTGCATATGACCGTAGGCTTAGCGATGGGTTATACTCAGCAAAAGTTTACCGCACTAGCTAAGAGTGACCCATATATTTATGCTCTTGCTAAGCCGTTGCGTAAAAAAGGTAAAGACCATGTATCAGCTGGTATGAAAAACTTGTTAGCTTCAATCCGTCAAGTAGTTGGTATTGAAAATCCTAATAAAAAGGGTCGTGCAGTAAAAACTATTGTCGAGGCTTTTAACGATAATATCAAGACCCTCAAAGCTAGGATTAAAACTGCCGAGGCAAGAGGCGATGAGCTTCTAACTGCTACGGTTAAAAAAGAGTTTGGCTCTTGGTTATCACAAGGCGAGGCTTTGATTAAAAAGTTTAACAAGTAATACAGTAGTGACTAGGCAGAGAGCTTCGGCTCTCTGCTTTTTTTTGGTCTCAATTTTTGAAACCAGTGATTGTCGATGTGTGTGTATATATTAAATATTTAATGTGTGTTTTATCATCTGTTATATTCTTAGCTCATACAATTCCCTTCCGCTGCCTAATCAATCTGCTCAAACTATAAAATTTCTAGCCACCGAATGCCTGCCACCTAATTGAGACCAGTTCTATGTCGACGAGCGTGTTGAGTGTGAAGTGCGTGTGGTTGCGTGGTTGAAGATATAATTTAGCGTGGTTGTTATTTAGTGAGCGTGCTTAAATACGCTTGGTTTTGGCTTAGCTGGTTATGTTGGTTGTGAACTTGTATTGTGTCGTGTAAGATATACTCTAACCATGCTTATGTAAAGTATTGGCGTATCAGGCTTGTTCCAAGTTGTATGGTATAAGATATTAATAGGTGATAGGTTGTTCCAGTCTTGTTCCAAAAAGTGTTCCAATTATATGTAAAGTTGTTCCAACAATGTTCCAAGCTAAGTTGTTGATTATAAAGGTTGTTCCAATGTTCCAAGTTTTTTGCAATAGGGAATATATTTGAGAAATTTAGTCAGACTAAGTTAGATTCACGCAGAGCAAACATAAAAAATGCTAGCATATATATTCACTTAAAAAAACTTGGAACATTGGAACAAGACCATTTTCTAGCATACTACTTACTTAATAAATATATAATATAATATATATAAAACAAAGACTTACCCGATTTCAGCACACGATTTATCAAGCCTATTTTGTTCTTATTAGTAAAGTGAAAACTTGGAACATCGTTGGAACAATTGGAACATCATATAAATCAATAACTTAGCATTAATCAACCCCAAGCTACGCAAAATAGAGTGAAAACTACGAGTGAGATAGTCAGCCGAAACCCTTGTGTTATATGTAAAGTTATACTATAATGGGTATTGTGTGAGTAGCGTATTTAATACATGATACATCAGCTAATCGCACAGCAAAAAGTAGTGTTAGAAATTTTATTAAAACCAAGCGTAGTTAAGCACGCTTACTAAATAGGAGATTAGATTATGAAAACAAGACCAATATTCAAAGGACAAAAAATTAAAATGCAAAGCCCTTATAACTATGACAGGGAAGTAAATATGTCGGAATACATCACTATCCCCAAAGAAAAGTATAGACGAATGATTATCAGCGAAGTAATAGGTTGGGGTATATCAGCGTTTTTATTGTTAGTTACAATTCTTAGATAAGGGGAACATGATGAAAAGATTTAAGCTAAAGATACAAGAAACAATAGAGTATGACTGCGAGATTGATGCAGGCTCTATGAAAGACGCAGAGTTAAAAGCCCTACAACACCCCGAGAAGTGGCAAGAAATACAGGGTGTTTTAGATGTATTGGAATGTGAACAATCAGACTAAGGAGAACGATATGGCGACTGAGTATATTAAGTATGTAGCAATAGTAGAAGTTAAGATGGATAAGAATAGAGTGAGTGAGATTAACTCATGGAACAAAGAAGATGATTGGGGAGATAATCAATTCACCCCCGAAAGTCATATAGCGTCAATCATTAAAGACCGAGTTGAAGATACAGGGTTACCATGCAAGGTTAAAGTTTATGAACACAATATGTTTGAACGCTTGAATGAGAACGCTGAAGATTATCTTATACGAGATGCACAAGAAGAGATTGAGAATGAAATCTTAACGCAACATTGTATAGGTGGTAATTGTGAAGATTAAACCAAGCGTAGTTAAGCACGCTTACTAACTAAGGAGAACAACATGGCAAGACCATTGAAGTATAAGAACATGGTAATTCATATTACCGAGTGGCTCAAAGATGAACTCAAACATGACGCAGAAGTTGTGAATGGGCTAAACCCTACGATATTAGATGGGGAACACGACATCGTGCATGGTAGGTATGAAGTGTGTCGGGAACTACTACATTTTATCCGAGCAATCGGTGGAGAACAACATGACGAACTTGACACAGACTAAGAAACTAAGTGATTGCATCAAGTGTGGTGATGACATTGTGGCAGGCAGACGGAAACTAGGCTATAACACTTGCTTAAAGTGTGGTGAAATAATATCTCGCATGAAGAAACACACAATAGCACCTATGCATAAGAGTAATTACATGGTGATAACAAACCTAACAGACTTACATGGGTTAAATAACAAAGGGGGGAATGTAAGATGACACCACAAGAACTATATAAAGTATTAGATGACGCAGACCTAGACTACGAAGTTGTAGAAATTTGTAATGGGACTAGGTGGATAAGGTTTTCAGTAGATGAAGGGGAACAAGATGAGTGAAACTGAAATGGAACATAATCAGATAGACGAAGTAGTGGTAGTAGTAAAGTTTTTAGATGGCACAAAGAAAACCTTTTATGAAGATGATGTAGGAGAGAACTTTAGTGAATGGTTATCAGATATAAATTGGGAATACAAAAACGAAATGGAGAGTAAGTATGGGTAAGTATAAAAATTATTTAATAACAGAACAGGAGAACGCTATGGATAACATAGATAGTATGTGGCATCAGAAACAATTAGAAGAAGAACAACAGATAGCCCAGATTAAAGAACGAAATTTATTTGAGTGGCAGGCAATACAAGATGCAATCTATTACTCAAAGCGTTTAAAGATAGCAGAAAAGAATATTAAGTAGGGGTATAGGCTTGACTATCTCACCCAATCACTTGGTTTATATGTAAAGTTATACTATAATGTAGTTGTGTGGGTAGTGAAACTTATATATCACGAAATAGTTATGACATGAATGAAAACAATTTAAAACAAAGCGTAGCTAAGCACGCTTACTAACTAAGGAGAACGATATGAACTTTGAAATACAACAACCAAACCATATCATTTCATTGGCGACATCGGCAGTATTGGTGTCAGTAGATGTGAATGTGTGGAGTGCAACCAAGCAAGACAGAGTTATCTCTGATGAAGTAACGACATTAAAAAATGCAGACGCTAGTGCAGGCAGATTTGTTAAGAACCTATTAGCAGATGACATACATCATAAGAAGGTAAGTAATTACAGACAGACTATTTACAATTGGTTAAAGCGTAGCACTTTCCGTTGGAACAATAGCCAAGACCTATTGCCTGTCGCAAACCTAGAGAAGTTTAAGGTAGAGTTTACAGACCACCAAACGGAATACTATCGCCTATTGGATAATTTCCTGTTGAACTACCAATCAATCGTATCAGACATGGCATTCAAACAAGGCGATATGTTTAGCCAAGATGATTACCCAAATGTAGATGAAGTAAGAAATAAATTCGGAATAAAATTATATGTGGCAGAAGTGCCTAGTCATGATTGGCGATGCAGTATATCAGATGATATCGCTAGTGATTTAAAACTACAATACGAGAGCCAAGCAGAGCAGATTATAACTGGCATCGTAAATGACCAAGTTGCCCGTATCACAGAAGTAATGGAAAGTATCTCGCATTGTTGTGGAGTTATTGAAAAGCAAGACGGAACAACGGGCGAAGTTATAATCAAGAAACGCAAAATCTATGATACGACCATAGAGAAAGCCAAAGAATTATGTGATACCTTTAAGAAGTTTAAACCTATTGATAATGAGATAAGTAGTAAGTTAAGTGAAGTAGTAGTTAAGTTAGAGAATGCACTCAATGGGGTTGATATCAAGTCAATCAGAGAGAGTGATGCAGTAAGAGATAAGGTGAAGTCGGAAGTTGATGACATCTTATCTAAGTTTAAGTTTTAAGTTAAGTTAAATAGTGAGCGTGCTGAACTACGCTTTATTAAATGAAGTGTTAGTTGTAATTGAACAAGTGTAGTTTAGCATCGTTCTATCAGTTAATTATATAAATGGAGAATAGTATGAACCTAGTATCAGTAAGTATCAATGAACTAAGAAAGTTAATTCCTGTAATCGGTAAGACACTTACACCTGTGATACAGAGCGAGCCAGGTTGTGGTAAGACATCGCTATTAAGTATGTTAGAAGAAGATTTAGGCGATGGGTATGATTACATCTATGTAGATTGCCCTGTTAAAGATATGTCAGACATAGCTATGACTATCCCTAATCACGAAACAAAATCGTTGGAAAGCTATGTGGGTAGTTTGTTTAAACTATCATCACCAAAACCTAAAGTCATATTGCTAGACGAGTTTATGAAATCACCGAAACTACTACAAGTTATATTCACAAGACTAATGCTAGAGAGATGTGTTGGCGATACCCCGTTGCCCGAAGGTAGCATAGTGTTTGCAACAAGTAACAATGCAAGCGATGGTGTGGGCGATAGTATGTTGGCTCATGCAGGCAATCGTGTTTGTATCATGCGTATGGAAAAGCCTAATGCAGATAGTTGGCTCAAGTGGGCAGGCGATAATGGTGTTCACTCGTTGATAAGAGCATGGGTTCATATGTTCCCAAGATGTTTGAATAGTTACTTAGATGATGGGCAAGCAGATAATCCCTATATCTTTAATCCAAGCAAGCCGATGTTATCGTTTGTATCACCCCGTTCATTGGCAAAATCATCAGTCATTGTGGATAACAAAGAGATACTAGGTGAGAATGCAACGATGGTCGCACTAGCAGGCACGCTTGGTCAGTCATGTGCAGGCGATATGTCAGCGTTCCTACAGATAGAAAAGTCTTTACCGAAGTTTGAAAGCATACTAGAGAAACCTACTGAGATTGCTATGCCGACAGAAGTATCAGCGTTGTTGATGTTGATGTTCCAAGCTACAGACACATTGAAAACACAAGACGAAGTTAGTAAGTTTATGAAGTTTGTAAATCGCATGGAAAGTAGTGAGTTGCAGGCAGTATTCTTTACTATGATGGTGCGTCATAAGAATGGTATGAAGTTGGTAAGAAACAACGCAGAGATTTCTAAATGGGCAGTTGATAACCATGTGTTATTTTAATAGGAGATAGTTATGAATAGCATAGACCAAAGTATGCGACTAAAGAAAGCCCATGTCGCATTGATGAAACACGCAGAAACGGCACTCTACTCGGGCATTATGTTGATGGGTAATAGTGTTGTAGTTGATGAAGAAATAACGGCATACACCGATGGGTATAACAAGAAGTATGGTAATAAATTTATATCTAAACTAACAGACCAAGAACTCAGAGCATTGGTATTGCATGAGAACCTTCATGTAGCACTAAAACATATTGGTAGGTTTAAGAATGAATTTAAAGATAACCCACACTTAATGAATGCATCAGCAGATTATGTTGTTAATGATGTAATTACACACCTTAATGATAAGTCATTATGTAAATTGCCCGATGGTGGCTTGTATCACGACAAGTTTCATAATTGGTCGGTCAAGCAAGTGTATGACTATCTCAAGAAGGAAAATAGTGAGCGTGCAAAGAACGCACAATCATTAGAAGGTGAAGGTAGTGGTGATGGAGATTCACAAGGTGGTAAGGGTAATGGTAATTCACAAGGTGGTAGGGGTATGCCTACTAAAACACTAGATGAACATGACTTTAATGCATCAGAGCAAATGACACCCGAACAAGTCGGTGAGTTATCAGATAAGATTGATAGGGCATTACGACAAGGTGGCATACTTGCAGGCAGAATGGGCAGTAAGATGCCTAGAGCCATTGAAGAATTGTTAGCACCTAAGATTGATTGGCGACATGAACTAAGAGATTTTGTTACATCATCAACCAAAGGTAGTGAAGAATTTACTTGGCGAAGATTTAACAAACGACTTATGGCTAATGATATTTATATGCCAAGCCTTGAAACTAATAGTGTTGGCGAGTTAATCATAGCGATTGATACATCGGGTTCAATAGGTAGCCTAGAACTTACTGAGTTTGCATCGGAACTGGCATCTATTTGTTCGGTGTGTTCCCCTAGTGGTGTTCGTGTTTTATGGTGGGATACAGAAGTGCATGGTGAACAGAAGTTTGAGCCTTCCCAATATGAAAACATAGCGAAACTATTAAAACCATTAGGTGGTGGTGGAACTCATGTTAGTAGTGTTAGTGATTATATAAATAAACATAAGATAGTAGCAGAAGGTGTGATTGTATTTACAGATGGGTATGTAGAGAATGATATCCAATGGAATATATCTGCACCGACTATGTGGCTTGTAACTCAGAATGAAAATCTAAAAGTGCCAAGTGGTAAGATTATTAAAAAAGGAGAATAGTATGAACAGAGAATTTAATTATCAAAGGCTATTAAAAATATCCGAAACTCAAGAGCCATATAGGGGGAGTGAAAATAGATTTCCTTTTAGTGATAGAAAATATGGGCATAAGTATTTCTTAAAAGATGTGGTTGATGGAGTGCCACAATTCAGATTATGTTATTACTATAGAAAAGACATCTCTGAACCTAATGTGTTTGGTATTGTAAGAAGTGATAACACAATAGAGTTTGATGTAGGTAGTAGGTATATGCATCAAGGATTAAGACAAATCATGTCAAGTGGATATTTTAGTGGAAACTTTAGCAGTAGTGTCAGACATGGTGGAATTATTTATAGTAAGAAAATAGATAAAGAAAATAATACATGGCGAGTCATACCAATCTTTAGGGGGTTGCGTATGAATATGGATACATTGGAGTTACATGAGAGTAGTAAATATACCTTCGTTAAGAAAACTCTTAGCCGAGAGAAATCTAAAGCGTTACTAGCTAAGTATGAAAATGCTTATAAGGTTGCAGAAGTAATGTATGTTAATTTAGAACAAGATAAGATAAGCGACATCATTAAAGAAATAGGTAGAGAATACTTCCCTAAGTATTGGGTAGAGAATGGCAATTACGGATACCTTGACATTAAAGATGGAGATAATACTAAAGAAGTTATGGATAAAGCTGATGAGATACTAGAGAGTAGCCCGTTTGACTCTTTTATACTATACATGAATGCAGTAAGTTGGTGGAGATATAGTAATAATATTAAAGAAAGTTATGATAGGGCTAAGAAAAAGATATATAAAGTATTACAAAAAAATAATGATGTGTTTAATGTTAAAGAGTTTGACTACACACAAAACATATCATCAAGTGCATGGGGTTTAGATATTAAAGTTAATAACAATTTTGTTTACAGATACTTATAGGAGATAGAAATGAAAAAAGAAATAAAAGAAGTAAATTATAAAGTAGGTGCTAAGGTTAAAGAACTAATAGCAGTATTAGAAAAAAGTGAATTAAGTTTTGGACAAGGACTAGATGCACTCGCCTTTGCCCTTGTTGTATCAGCACTTAACGCAGAGATTGATAAGGAGTCGTTCTTAAAAACAATGGGTGTTAGATATGACCACTTATCAAATTTAACAAAAGACCACGATGAAACATTTTTTGTAGATACATCTAACAACATACACTAGGAGAAAATTATGCAAGGTTATATTTATGACGCGTGCTACACTACGCAACTAGATTACGACATCAACTATAATGCCGAGAGTAAGAAACTTATTATGGAACTTAACCATAAGTATGGGCTAAAAGTATTTCAGAAGATAGAGATGCTCAAGAATAAAGGTTATGGTGATAACTATGCTTATTACTTTAAATCTGAAATTCGTGATTGGGTAGAAGGTGTTAAGAAGGGTGAGTATACTGAGATAGATGCGTTTCTTCTAACATTAGATGATGGCTTACCATATGGATTGGCTTGGGCTAGTAATGGTAAGGTGCATGGTATGACATATTACTTTTATAATCCACGCTTTTATAAAGAGAAATCACAAAACACTACTGACCATCATACTTTGCGTTCTGTTAAATTGCCACAACTTATTAAGAACATTAAATTACAGAAAGCTATACCGACTAAGGGTGATGTAATATCTGCTCAATATGTAAGAGAAGTATCAGACATGGTTGGTAATGTAGATAGAATACTTAGTGATAAAAACTATCATAAAATAGACAACGAAGAAATACATGATATGTTAAAGGTATTACTAGGGCAGACACCTATGAGTGTATTAGATGACAAAATAAAAACTAAGATGATAGAAACATTAGCAAAAATGAATGACATTGATGTAAAGGCAAATACACTTAAAGAATCGCTTACCGATGTATTAGGTAAAGAATTTCATATGCTATTGACATACGGGACAGAAGGGTATGTAGTAGGTAGAGCCAAGTTTAATTATGTTGAGAAGGGTAGGGTTGATGATGAGAAGCCAATCATATATACTAAGGAACTTAAGCGAGTAGAGTCGTTAGATGACTATGATGAGATAGATAGTATAAGACATATTCTAACCATGCAGAAACTTAAGATAGAAGAAAAAGATGAAAGAGAAAGAGAGCAGTATGTAGTTAAAGATTATTTCTATAATCGTGATGAATACTTTGAAGACATACTTGTTATTAATAAAACTAAAGACAGATGGGGTAGCAAGTTAAATTACTTTGACCATTGTGCAATCATCATTCCAAAGGGATAGTATGAATATGATAAACTTGTTTGACCTAGATGATTTACACGCACTACCACATGAAACATTAAAGAACCATCATCGCGTGCCTGTAAGATATATAAACCCAAACTACATTGTGTTTGTAGGGAATAAATTTAGGAGAACTTTTACCGAAGATACACTACCCGACAATATACTAAGTAAGCTCACAATGGCTAGAGCATCGGGTAAGAAATATCTTAATGATGAAGAAGTAAATGCAATAGATATATTTTACTATCCACACGATGATAGTATGGGTGATGTCGGTTGGAGAGTATCGGAAACAATGTATATCGTTGTTTTAGAAGAGTGCGAACTACGCTCACTACTTGGCATTGAAGATGGTATGAATAAATTAGATTGGAACGAAGAGAATGACACCCGAAGGAAGAGTAAAAGTAAAAGTAAAAAAAATCTTAGATGATATTAACGCATATCATTTCTCACCACAAACAGGGGGATACGGAAAGAGTGGTATCCCCGACATCATCGCTTGCTACAAAGGCAGGTTCATAGCAATAGAATGTAAGGCAGGCAAAGGCACACTAACTGCGTTACAAAAATACAACATAGACCAAATAATCAGTAGAAATGGCTTGGCAATAGTAATAAATGAAGGTAATATGCAAGAACTATTAACTCTAATAAAGGAGATAGAATGACAGAAAAAAGTGCATTAGAAATTCAAGTGGATGGAGACCACTACAAAAAATACAAAATTCAACCGATGGAATATATCCATGCAAACAATATTCCATTTCCCGAAGGCAACGCTATTAAATATATTACACGATGGCGCGACAAAGGTGGCTTAAAAGATATAGACAAAGCCATTCACATACTTCAAATGCTCAAAGAGTTAGAACTCAAAAACCCATCTAATTAAACTAAAGAACTGGTTTCTTATTTAAGGAGCGTGCTATGATAGACCAAGCGTTGGCTTGTTTAGCCACAACTATATTCATGGAAGCAAGGGGAGAAGGACTAGCAGGACAAATCGCAGTAGGATATGTTCTATACAGACGTGCTGATTTTAAACCCGAAAATGTTTGTATTGAAATGAGAAAGCCCTATCAGTTTTCATGGTATGGTAAACTAAAACCACCCGAGCCATCGGCTCTATACAATACTAATTACTATAAACTTGCCCGTCAAATATTAAACTTTAAAGCGAAAGATTATTCTAAAGGCGCATCACATTTTCACAATGTCGCACTTAACAACCAATGGGGAATGAAACCCCGTGTTATAATAAACAACCATGTATTTTACTAAGGACATCATATGAAAGACCCATACGCATGGGCAATCGAAGAATTCAATAGTTACGGCGAACTTGTGTGGTCAAGTATTATGCAGGCAAGACCGAAAGAACTATCATGGATAAGAGACTTGCCAACAAAAAAACATAACATAGTGATAACACCATTATATAAAGACGAAGCCAATGCTGAGAAGATTACAGGCATTAAAAGCTATAAAGAATCAACACAACGAATGATTGAAGCTAACGGAGGATTGTAATGGATAATAAATATGAAGGCACAGGGTATATTGTAATAGGGATTATATTAGGTGCATTACTTACATGGTCTATCATGGAATATAATCATATGCAAACATTAAAAAACTTTAGAAACTGCGAAACGAGAAGTTAAGTGATTGTATATCAAGTCAAAGGTTTGTTTAGTCTAAGAAAACGCGTTATTAAAATGCGAGTGTCAGACAAGAACACAAGACGATACACAAAAAGATATAGACGCATATGGTTTTGGAATGAAGAAAATTGGAATAGGAGACATGGTGATGATACCTTTTAGTCACGCAATATTAGATGACGAAGGCGAGGTTATACGCAAACATAGGTGGTCTGTCAAGGAAGCTAAGTGGTTTACAGAAAACAATCCTAATGTTAAAGTAGTAAAACTAGATAAACCAATAGTAGTTAAAGAAGATTTATTTCAATTAGTAGGGGAGTGTTTGTTTTAATGGCAACGGATTATAGAAGAAAAACCGATGAAGAACTCATCACAATTGTAAATCAATATATGGAAGACCATCCAAACTCAAGTAGAAATCATGTCATACTACAATCTCATGGTAATCATCAAAGAATAAGAGAGTTAGATAAAAAAGGCTTAATTAGTTTACCTAAAGCTCAACCTAGAGGAGGTGTGTGGCGTAAGTATTTCTACATTCAATCAAGAGATAAAGAATTTGTACGATGAGCGACGACGTCGATGTAGCCAATGATTTAATGCAACACATGATTGACATGGGAGTAAAAAATGCGCACGATAAAATCAAAAAACCTTCTAATCAAACAGGGAAGTGTATATGGTGTGAAATCCCAGTCAAAGACGACCGCCGTTGGTGTTCTACCGAGTGCCGAGACGAATTTGCGAAATACGCAAAATAATAGGAGAAAAGTATTAGTGAATGCAAAATTAAATAACTTTAACCCAAATGCAAGACTAGCAATCCAAGAATTTGAAGAATGGCAACAAAAAGTATTTAAAAATAATTATAAAAAAGGGTGGAGGTTTTTTCAACCCGATGCGTTTGATAGACCTACACCACGCAGTGCAAGAGAAGCATGGGGTGGGGTATATATACACGATGACTCTGAAAAGAATGAAGATAGAAATAGCAAAATAATGGTTGCAGTTGTGGTAGTTGTTCTGTTACTATTATCAACCTTATGAACCTAATCACACTTGACTTTGAAACCTTTTACGAACAGGGTTTTAGTCTATCAAACCTAACCACAGAGGAATACATACGCGATGAAAGATTTCAAGTTATTGGAGTGGGTGTTAAGATTGACGACCAAGAAACTCAATGGATTACAGGCTCACATAACTATATTAAAACTAAACTTATGGAGATTGATTGGAACGAAGCCATCTTACTCTGCCATAATACACAATTCGATGGTGCCATTCTCTCGTTTATTTTTAACATTATTCCAGCTATTTATCTTGATACTCTTGGCATGGCTCGTGCTAAGCATGGTGTGGATGTGGGTGGTTCTCTCGCGTTTCTTGTGGAATACTACCAATTAGGTAAAAAAGGCACGGAAGTAATTGATGCTAAAGGTAAACGCGTAGAAGACTTTGAATTACAAGATTTAAAACAATATGGTGAGTATTGTAAGAACGACGTTGAACTTACCTATAAACTTTATAATGTCCTAGCACAAAACTTCCCTGCCAACGAACTAAAACTTATAGACTTAACGCTTCGTATGTATATGGAGCCTGTATTGTATCTCGATGACGCTCTTTTATCTGAACGATTAGATGAGGTTGAAGCGGAAAAGAAAGAGGTGCTAGGCAATTTAATGGTTAGACTAGAATGTGAAGATGAAGAATGTGTTCGTAAAAAGTTAGCATCTAATAAACAATTTGCTGAACTATTAGAAGAATATAAAGTTGAGGTTCCGTTAAAAATATCTCCAACGACAGGCAAAGAAACATTTGCTTTAGCCAAGAACGATGAAGGCTTTATTGCATTAACTGAACATGAAGACTCATTCATACAAGAACTATGTGCTGTTCGTCTAGGTACTAAATCAACTATAGAAGAGTCACGAATTAAAAGATTCTTAGACATTGGTGCTAGAAACAAAGGCAAACTACCTATTCCTCTTAAATACTACGGCGCGCACACAGGGCGATGGGCAGGCTCAGATAAGGTTAACTTCCAAAACTTACCCTCACGAGATAAAAAAAAGAAAGCATTAAAGAACGCAGTAGTAGCCCCAAGAGGCTCGTTAATTATTAACTCAGACTCATCACAAATTGAAGCTAGGATTCTTGTATGGCTAGCAGGGCAAGAAGATATTGTAGAGTGGTATAAAGATGGTCGAGATGTGTATTCCGAATTCGCTTCTAAAGTTTATGGTAGGACTATAACTAAAGACAACCCAGTAGAACGATTTGTTGGTAAGACTTGCACACTAGGTTTAGGATATGGAACAGGATGGGCTAAGCTACAACACACATTAAAGACCCAACCCCCAAAAGCAGTATTAGATAATTTAGAATGCCAAAGGCTTGTTAAAGTTTATCGTGAAGTTAATGATAAAGTAATTAAGTTATGGGAAGAATGCGATAGGGCGTTAAAGGACATGGCTAATTGGTCACCTAGTATGAAGCCATATTATCTTGGACGACACAAATGTTTAGAAGTTTCCGCAGCCGGGATTAAACTACCTAATGGGCTATACATTTATTATCCAAACTTACGAACTGAGAAGATAGATGGAAAAACTAAGTTTGTTTATAAGTCTAGGAGAGGTGATGTTACTATATGGGGCGGTTCAGTAGTAGAAAATGTAGTGCAAGCCCTTGCCCGCATTATTGTAGGCGAGCAAATGTTAAAAATAAATGAAAAATATAGACCCGTTTTAACCGTGCATGATGCAGTAGTATGTGTCGTGCCTAAGGTAGATATAGATACTGCAGTAAATTTTATTACTAATATAATGTCAATACCACCTACATGGGCAGAGGGTTTACCCGTTGCATGTGAAGCCAAGTATGGAGAAAGCTACGGAGACTGCTGATGCCTAAAACTCTTGATGAAATTAATGCTAAACGAAGAGAATATTATCAGCGGAACAAAGAAAAGCTACTAGAACAATATAAAAAGTATCGAGCCAGCCCTATAGCAAAAGAAAAGAAAAGACTCTATGATTTAACAAGGGTAGGTAAAAGAAGACATAAGAAATGGTCAGAATATACAGAAGAAGATAAAGAAAGACAGCGAGCTAGGCAAAGAGCTGATTATGTTAAGCACAAAGAAAAAATTAATGCAAAGCAGAAACTATATAGAGATTCAGAAGAAGGAAGAAAAAAAGAATTAGCGCGCCATAGTCGATATAGAAAAACTGAAAAAGGTAAACATTTAAATCGTAGAGTTACGGCCAGACTTAAACATTTAAGACGAACATTAGAAAAAGAAATGACACCATTAGATGTGTTTGTATTTAATGAAGCATATGATGTAAGAGTTAGAAGGGAAAAGTTGTTTGCATTTAAATGGCATATAGATCATATTATTCCTGTAACAAAAGGTGGAACTAATGCTTATACAAACATTCAAGTTGTACCTGCTTTATGGAATTCTAGAAAAAGTAATAAACACACAGAAAGATTTTTTATATGAAACCTTACTATGAACTATTAAATAAATCTAGCATAACACAAAGCCTTCTTGATAAGGCTTATAACTCTAGTGAGTGGATAGATTATTTTAATTTTAAAGCTAAGCTTGTACCCCCCGAAGTATTATTCCAAGATGAATTTTTTAAATGGTTAGTTAAACGCTACGATTTTATAGCAGGCATTTTAAAACTAGACCCATACACTTGCTACGATTGGCATACAGACACAAAACGTGGCGTCGGCATCAATATGTTACTTACTCCCCACTCAAGAAGTTTTTGTGCGTTTGCTCCAAAGAAGTCTGAACAAGTCTTTAAGATAGAAGAACTTCCTTATAAACCAATGACCTATTATTTATTTAACACACAAGTAAACCACACGGTGTATAATTTTGAAACGACAAGATATTTATTAAGTATTGAGTTTGCTAAAGAAAAACACGAGTTATCATTTGAGGATTTATTAGTTGATATAAGGACACACTATGAAAAAAACAGCTAGGAATGATATAACAGGAGATTGGTTGCAGTCTAAACCTAACAACGAACAGTTTGAAAAAAACTTTGATTTAATTTTTAGGAAGAACAAAGAGTTACCTATAGATAAAGAATGGGATCAAATGAAACCCGTAGGGAAAGAAGTTTTACCCGAGTATGAACTTAATCCATCAACAGGCGAGGTGCAAAAAGTTTGTGAGTGTGGTGTAAAGGGATGTGACTAATGCCTTACAAGAACCGTGAGGATAGAATAGAAAATTTAAGACGTTATTACCATGAACATAAAGATGCATTTAAAGCTTATAGAGAAAAACATAAAGAAAAAAGAAAAGTATATAGTAAAGAGTATCAAAAAGAACGAAAGAAAGACGAAGAATATAGGAAAAAAGAAAATGAAAGAACTTTAGCTTGGTATCATGCTAATTTTGAAAAGAACAAAGATAAAAAGAATGCTAGAAATAGAGCATGGCGGGCAAATAATAAAGATATAATAAACTTTCATACTAATAAAAGGTATACTGCAAAGAAACAAAGATTACCTGCATGGTTAACAGAAGAAAATTTAAAACAAATACAGGTTATGTATACATTAGCTACATCGTTAAATAAATCAACAGGTATTCAGTGGCACGTAGATCATATCATTCCACTACAAGGTAAAAATGTATCAGGGTTACATGTTCCCGAAAACCTACAAGTAATACAAGGTAGTTTAAATAACAGAAAGAGTAACAAATTTATTGATGAGTGATTTTACATGGTCTTATTCTTCCCTTAAAGAATATCAAAACTGTCCTAAAAAATATTATGAACTTCGCATAGTTAAAAACTATGTTTTTCAAGATACTCCACAAACTATATATGGTAAAGAGGTGCATAAAGCACTGGAAGACTATGTAAGAAGTAATACCGAACTCGCTAAAAACTATGAGCGATATAAAGGGTTGGTAGATAATTTAATTGCAATTCCAGGAGATAAATATTGTGAATATGAAATGGCACTTACGAAAGAAAAAACGCCTTGCGGATTTGAGGATGATAACCGTTGGGTTCGTGGTGTTTGTGACCTACTTATTGTTGACGGTGATACTGCATTTGTTGTAGATTACAAAACAGGAAGTAATAAATATCCCGACCCTAAGCAGTTAAGATTGATGGCATTGATGACCTTTGCCCACTTCCCACAAGTTAATAAGGTAAAAGCAGGGTTATTATTTCTAGCTCATAACCAATTTATCCCTGAAGAATATAAACGAGAAGACATAGATAAGTCTTGGGGACATTTTTTGGGACCACTTACTAGGTTAGACCACTCATATAATTCAAATACATGGCAACCAAACCCTACCCCTTTATGTGGATATTGCCCTGTAAAGTCTTGTGAATTTAATAAGACTTAAGATATAATACCGCTATGCCTTACGTTAATAAACCAAGACCTTATAAGAAAGAATATCAGCAGGAAAAAGATAGGGGTGAACACGAGCGTCGTATGGAACGTCAGCGTGGTCGTCGCTCTGTTGATAAAAAAGGCGCAGATTTAAATGGTAATGGCAAGGCTGATAAGCGAGAAGGTAAAGACGTAGCACATGTAAAAGCCCTTGATAAAGGTGGTTCAAATAAAGACGGTTTACGCATTCAAAGTGCATCTAAAAACCGATCATTCAAAAGAGATTCAAAAGGCAATCTTGTTTCCGAAGTAAGTAAAAAAGAACGTAAAAAATAATACTTGACATATAAATCAATAGTAGTAAAATAATCAGTTAGTAGTATTTAAAAGCCTCGGTGAGGCTTAGTTTATTTAGTTAAGGATAGTATGGAAATTATAGAAAATTCAGCAGTAAAGTTTATTGCTCCTACTCATATAGTAGATAGCATAATAAATAATATAGAAAAAAGTGAAGTTCTAGAAAAAAGAGGCAATCTCTCCGAGGTATTAGTATACTGGGGACTTGATGAGATGACCCGCCTTAATCAACTAGTATCATTCAGAAATAACTTACCATCCCCTATCACACGAGATTATAATTGGCCAGGTTTATATAAACCGTTTGACCATCAACGCGTAACTTCAGAATTTTTATCTATTAATCATCGTGCTTTTTGTTTTAATGAAGCAGGCACGGGAAAAACATCATCTGTGTTATGGGCATGCGATTATTTAATGCTCCAAAAGAAAATTAAACGGGTTCTTATTATATGTCCTTTATCTATAATGTATTCAGCATGGCAAGGCGATGTCTTTAATACTTGCATGCATAGGTCGTCAGCCATAGCACATGGTACGGCAGAGAAAAGGATTAAGATTATTAATGGTGAATATGAATTTGTTATTATTAATTATGATGGGGTTAATGTAGTAAGAGACGCCATATCTAAAGCTGATTTTGATTTAGTTGTAATAGATGAAGCTAATGCATATAAAACCATTACAACTTCTAGATGGAAAACAATATCTAGAATATTAAAACCATCAACTAGATTATGGATGCTTACAGGAACCCCAGCTTCTCAATCACCAGTAGATGCGTATGGATTGGCTAGATTAGTCTGTCCTCAAAGAGTTCCTAAGGTGACGGCAGGGTGGAGAGATAAAGTTATGTATCAAGTATCTCGTTTCAAATGGCTACCAAAGACAAACTCAAAAGATGAAGTATTCAAAGCATTAAAACCTGCTATTAGATATGCTAAAAAAGATTGTCTAGATTTGCCCGATGTTATGTATCAGACAAGAGAAGTTCCATTGACAGCCCAAGTGCATAAATATTACACAATGTTGAAAAAAGAAATGTTAATAAACACGGCTGGAGAACAAGTAACTGCGGTAAACGCGGCGGCTAATGTTAATAAGCTACTCCAAATCTCAGGCGGTGCAGTTTATACAGATAACAAAGATGTTATTGAGTTTGATATATCCCCACGTTTAGCGGCTTTGCAAGAGGTGCTAGACGAGACAGAACATAAGACAATTATCTTTGTACCATATAGACATACAATTGAAGTGGTGTCAAGGTATCTTAATTCACACGGCATCACTAGTGAAATAATTAATGGATCAGTATCAGCTACCGAACGCCCTGCAATTATATCTAGGTTTCAAAATATGTATGACCCTCGCGTATTAGTTATTCAGCCCCAAGCGGCATCACACGGTGTAACTTTAACGGCGGCTGATACGGTAGTATTTTGGTCTCCCGTGCTATCAGTCGAAACATATTTACAATGTATTGCTCGTATGGATAGAGTAGGACAAGTTAATAAGATGACGGTGGTACATTTACAAGGCTCAGATATTGAAAGAAGAATGTATGACATGCTACAAAACAAAGTGGATATGCATAGCAAGCTAGTAGATTTATATAGAGAGGAAATAGAAACATGAGTGAAGAATATGTAGTAATTAGTTTAGTAGTTTTTGTATCAGCAGTCTTTTTAATTAGTTATATAGCATCAGTTATCGAAGGAGAAATAAATGAGCGACATGAAATTAGATGATTTAGTAACAACATACTTGACAATTAGAACAGAAAGGAATACACTTAAAAATCAATTCGAGTTAAAGGATGCTGATTTAAAAGCGGACTTAGACGAATTGGAACGGGCTATGATGGTAGCCTGCAATGAAATAAATGCTGATAGCATTCGTACAGGGAGTGGGACTATCATTAAGTCTTTAAAAGAAGATTATGTTTGTAGCGATTGGGACAACTTTAAGCAATTCGTTGTGGATAACAACGCACTAGACCTATTGCAACAACGCATTAGTCAAAATAATTTTAAAGAGTATATGGGTTCTCGGTCAAACGAGGGTCTTCCTCCCGGTATCAGCACCATGAGAGAATTTAAAATAACTGTACGCAAACCAATAAGCAAGTCAATTTAGTGGAGAAAATAATGAACAGTGAATTATCGGTAATATTACAAAATAGTCCAAACCTTATTCAAACAGGTTTAGACGAAGATACACTAGCCGTTGCTGGCGGTGCCATTAATAGTGGCAATAAACGTATTTCAATTCGTGGTAAGTCGTTTCGCAAAGTAGTCGGTGGTAAAGAAGTAAGTGTCTCAGAAAATAATTATATGGACATTGTCATTGTTAAAATGGCACACACCGCTTCAAGAACATTCTATGCACAATCATATAAGGAAGGTGAAAAGATTAGTCCAACATGTTGGTCTAGTGACTCTCGTGTACCTGATATTGATGTTAAATCACCCCAATCTAAAACCTGTGATACTTGTCAATTCAGTGCTAAAAATTCAGGTGTTAATGGTACGGGCACTGCATGTCGTCTATCATGGAGAATGGCAGTTGTATTACCTAATGATCTTTCTGGTGATGTTATGCAATTAGTTTTACCTGCTACATCGTGTTTTGGTAAGGAAGAAGGTGGTAAATATCCATTTAGACCATATATTCAAATGTTAGCTAATAACAATGTTAGTGCTGGTCGTGTTGTTACTAAGATGCAATTTGATCCAAAGGCTTCAACACCTAAAGTTTTATTTAACCCTGCCGCCGCAGTTAATTCTAGTGACTTGGAAGTATTACAACGACAAAGTAAATCTTCTGCCGCAGAACAAGCTGTTAAATTAACTGTATATCAAAATGACTCAACAAGTGAAGAAGTTATAACACCACAAGTTGTTAGTGCACCAGTAGCAGATGTTATAGATGAGCCAGTGTTAAGAAGCACTGAAGAAGTTAAACCTCAAACAGTAAATAATGCTAATGACGTAATGAAAAAATGGTCAGTTAAATCATAAGGGGAAGTAAATGGCAAGACCATATAGTGAAGAGTTTCTATTAGACTTAAAAAACTTTGACCCAAAAAGATTAGGGGTACGATTGGCAAAACTATGTGTTAAATCAAACCTACCTGCGCAATATGTAGCAGAAGTTTTTGAAGTGTCAAGAATGACTATTCATAGTTGGTTTAGGGGTAAAGCTATTAGAGATAAAAATTGTACAAAAATTGAAAACTTTATAGTATTGGTTAAAGAGGGGTTACATGACGGGCAATTACCTGTTGTAACTCTTCTCGATGCTAAAAAATATTTAGAGTTAAATATAAACAATAAGATTTAAAAAGTAGTAAAATAGAATTTCTCCGTAATAATTTTAAAAACACATATTAATGTGATGGGGCATTGTTGTCTCTAAAAATAGAAAGAATAAACATGATAGGCATAACAGAATTTTATAAAAAGATATTGCCATCTCAAGGGGTCTACTGTATAGCGACCATAGAGACTACAGGAAAAACAACAAATTATTACGTAGAGTCTATAGATGAAGTAGAACCTAAAATAAACGAGTTAAAACAAGACGGTCACAATATATATGTAACCCACAGTTCTCAAAAAAGTTATTCAAGAAAAGACAACGCTTTATATTCTAGATCACTCTTTGTAGACCTAGATGTAGACCCACAAGAAGGCATACCTGACGAAGAAAAAAACAATAAAAAATATAAATCCAAAGAAGAAGCTAACAATGCATTAGATAAATTTCTTATTGAGACTAACTTACCACCACCTATTAGAGTAGATTCTGGTCGAGGTATATGGGCATGGTGGGCTTTTAATGCAGACATCCCTATTGAAGAATGGAAAGAATACTCTGAAAAATTTAAAAAACTGTGTTTAGATAAAGACTTTAAAATTGACCCATCAGTGACATCTGATAAAGGTCGCATTACTCGTGCACCTAACTGCCTTAACTACAAAACTAATCCACCATCACCAACGAAAGTAATTAGCGATGAATTACCTGTTTACGTCTTTGAAGAATTTAAAGAATTTTTAGGACCAGTAGACTCTTCAACAGAAGATGTATTAAAAGCCGCATTTAAAGGTCTAACCGAAGAAGAAAGAAGAATGCATGGGCTAGATAATTGGGAAGCTAGCTTTGATAAAATTTTAAAAGAAAGTATGTTAGGTACTGGATGTAACCAAATTAAACATATGATGGAGCATCCCAACGATGTTAGCTATGAATTATGGACTGCTGGATTAACCGTAGCTAGTCGTTGCGTTGATTCTGAGACTGCTATACATACCTTATCAGAAGGAGCAAAGAACTATAGTCGTGAAGATACAATACTAAAAGCGGCTTCTTTTGATGGGGTACATTCTTGTGGTTCTTTTGACAATGCTAATCCTGGCGGATGTAATGGTTGCCCACATAGAGGCAGAATAACTAATCCACTTAAGTTAGGTAAGGTATTTAAAATGGTACCCGTGCCTAAACAAGAACAAGTAGGTAATGTAATAACTCAAGAATCCACCACTGCATTATCTACCGAAGAACCTTTCATATTACCAGCTAGTATGTTTCCATATATTCATGGGGCTAATGGTGGTATATATAAAAAAGAACTACCTGTATGGGACCCTGATACTAATCAATACCTAGAAAAAGAACCATCTGAAGTATCAGAATATCATTTTAAACCTAAGCAAAGACTTAAAAATCCGGCAGACGGGGACTGTTTATTACTTAGATGCACATTTCCTAAAGACAAACCCGTAGAGTTTTTATTTCCAATGAGATTAGCCTACGAGCCAATTAAAACTGCATCACATTTAGCCAATCATGGCATATATTTAAAAAAGAACGAGGTAATAATAGTTATGGATTATTTAATTAAGTGGGGTAAAGTTTTATCTAACGAAGTAGAAGCAGACATTATGCGAAATCAAATGGGTTGGACAGATGACGACAGAACTTCTTTTGTAATAGGTGATAGAGAATATAAAAGAGATGGCTCAGTTTCCCAGTCACCTTTCTCAGCCATTACAGATAAGATTGGTAAGCATATGGCACCTAAAGGTACGTTTGAAGAATGGAAGAAAGCCGCTAATCAACTAGATACTCCTGGTATGGAACTACATCAATATGCTATGTTAGCTGGCTTTGCTTCTCCGCTTATGGCTTATACTAATACTGATGGCGGCATTATTTGTCTAACAGGCGATACAGGTGCGGCTAAAACAGGTGCGTTATTCTCTGCTGTAAGTATATGGGGTAACCCTAAAGTGTTATATGTTCACGCTAAAAAGGGCGGTACGTTTAATGCTTTAAAAGGAAGAATTAGCACGCTACATAATATGACTTATGCTCACGATGAGGTTACTAACTTAGATGCTGAAGACTTATCAGAAATGTCGCATATGATTTCTACTGGTAAACCTAAACTTAAAATGCAAGCATCGGTAAATGCTGAACGAGACTTTGAGGCATCAGCTAGTATGATAGCTTTGTTTACATCTAATAAATCTATATACGATAAGTTGACCGCATTAAAACATGACCCTAACGGTGAAGTGGCTCGTATTATTGAGTTTATGCTAGGTCAACCTAAGATATTACAAACAGATTTAAACTACGGTAAGCGTGTGTTTGAAGCCTTTAAAGCTAACTACGGTCATGCAGGGTCTAAATTTATACAGGCTATATATGATTTAGAGAATAAAGGTGAAATCATTAGGCATTTTAATGAAGACCAAAAACTAGGCCCACGATATCAAAAATGGGTAGATAGATTTGTTAAAGACTATGGCTCTGATCCTGGAGATAGATATTACCATAACTTAATTGCATTACCTTTGGGTGCTGGAGAAGTTGCACTTGAATATGGTATATTAGATAACTGTAATGTAGAAAAAATATACGAACGATTAATAACTGAGATGCTTAATATTAAGAACAATGTCATTCAGTTTAATACTATCGACTATGAGAATATTCTTACAGAGTTTTTAATTAAGAACCATTCTGGCACTTTAGTTATGAGAGATGGTAAGGTTGCAGATGAACCAAGAACTCCATTAGTTATTAGAGCCGAAGATGATACAGGTACTATTTATATACCACGAAGCATATTTAATAATTACTTAATTGCTGAGTTAGATATTAATAAAGCTGACTTTAAAAAGCGTATTGCTAATTCAGATATTAAATTCTGGGAAGAAAAGAAACGAATGCTTACAGGTTGGAAAGATGCAAGTAGTTCAGAGTATAACTTGATGTGTTATGCATTTCAAAAGAAAGATATATTAGCTAAAGTAAAAGGAGATATATCTGGATCAGCTTAGTGAACCTACATGGCTGTTCCCTTTTGAGTATATGGACATAGGGGATAGCTTTTTTATACCTACTTTAAATACTGCTGAAACTCTTTATGCCGCTGAATGTGGTGCTAAAAGGGCAAAGGTACAAGTAAAAGTTTTTATAACTAGCAAAGATAATCACCTAGGGGTTAGAGTCTGGCGCGTTGCGTAAGTCCATAGCTGCCTCGTCTTCTGCAATCATCTCTAATAATCCATTAAGTTCTGCTTTTCCTAAATCATCTATTGATTTAATAGTATCGTATACACCCTTTTTAATGTGATTTTTTTCTAATCTATTTCTATATAAAAGAGTAGATTTTTCTTTTGAATTTAATAATGTATTATTCCTTACTTGATTAGCGCCTGTT